GGGCTCGAACATTACGGACACCCCGATCCTGATGCCGTACGTTCCAGACCCGTTCTACTCGACGTCGCCGCTGGTCCTGATCAAGAAGGCATAAAGTGGCAGTCGCCCATGACGTAACCACGAAGGCCCACAGCGGGAACAACGTCTCCGCCTCGGAGGCGTCGTTCACGTGGAGCCACGTCGGCGCATCCTCGGGCGTCAATGGCCTGCTCGTCTCCGTCTGGACGAACGCCGCCGCGTCGATCGTTACCTCCGTCACCTACGGCGGCGTCACGGTCCCGGCCGTCTCCGGCGGCGAGGCCGTGGACGGCACCGGCGAGCCTGGCGTCGTCACCACGTTCTTCCTGACCGGCCCGACGCTCCTGCAGGGCACGAACAACGTCGTCGTCAACCGCACGAATAACGCGACGTCGATGACGGCCGTCTCGACGACGTTCACGGCCGCGACCGGGTTCAACACGGCCATCCACGGCATCGACCTGACGACCGGCGACTCAACGGTCGCCGAGATCGCCATCAACGACGGCTCGCCGACGCCGGGCGGGAACAGCCTGCGCTACGCGGCCGCGCACTTCGGCCACCAGACGCCGCCTACCACCGGCGCGAGCAGCACCGGCCGGACGACGACCGATCCCGGCGCGACCTGCTTCCAGACTGTCCGCGAGACCACGGCCGGGCAGGGCAGCCGCTCGGTCGGCTTCTCGTCCGGCACGTCGGACGACCGTGCGATCGTCACGTTCGCGGTCAAGGAGATCCCGGCGCCGGACATGCCGATCGGCGCGGCTACGCTGACCGGCCTCGCCGCGTCGGTGCTCGTGCCGGTCCTGCTCGCGATGCCGCTCGGCGCGGTCGCGGTCACGGGCCTGTCGATCGGCCCGGCGTTCAGCGGCCCGAACCACGGCACCGTCGCCATTACCGGCCACGCGCCGACCGTCTCGGCGGCGTCAGGCACGACGATCGTGGTGCCTGACGGCGCGTTCGTGGTGGCCGGAACCGACGCTGGCGTCGGCTTCGACGGTCCGGTACCTGGCGCGATCGCGCTCACCGGTTACGCGCCGACCGCGCTAGCGGTGCTCGAGATCGCGGTTCCGGCAGGCGCCGGCACGTGCACCGGCCTCGCGCCCTCGCTCGCGCATGACCTGCCCGTTCCCGCAGGCGCCGTTACGGCGACTGGCACGGCGACGCCGCTCGCGTTCGTGTCGGACGTCGCCGTCGGCGACGTGACGTTTACGGGCCTGGCGCCGTCCCTTAGCGGCGCTACGGTCATCGACACGCCGGCAGGCGCGCTCGCCGCAACGGGCACGGTTTCGTCGCTCGCGTTCACGGCCAGCGTCCCGGCTGGCGCGATCGCGCTGACCGAACTGGCGCCGGTCGCGGCCGCGACGATGTCGGTTGCGGTGCCTGCGGGCGCGCTGTCCGCGCAAGGCCTCACGCCGGCGCTCGCCTTCAGGGCAGACGTCCCGATCGGCGGCGTCGCGCTGACCGGCCACGCGCCGTCGATCGCGGGCCTGCAGTCAATCGCCGTGCCGGTCGGCACCGCCACGCTGACCGGCCTGAGCGTCGGTGCCGCCTTCGAGGGGCCAGAGCGTGGCGTCCTCACGCTGAACGGCCACGCGCCGTTCGTCTTCACGGCCGGCGAAATTCCGACCGGCGCGGTCACGCTGACCGGCACGGCGCCGGTGCTCGCGTACGCGCAGGCCGTCCCGACCGGCGCCGTCACGCTGACCGGTGCCGCGCCGGTCGTGTCGGTCTCGCGCCTCCTTGAGGTCCCGGCCGGCGCCATCGCGCTCGACGGGAAGTTCGTCGCGGTCGTCTTCCACACGCCGACTGCGGGCGCGGTCACGTTCATCGGCTACGCGCCGACGGTCATCGCGGAATCGGGCACGACGATCGCGCCGCCGGCTGGCGTGGTCACGCTCACTGGCACCGCGCCCGTACTGGCGTACGCGAAGGCGATCCCGGCCGGTTCCATTGCCGTCTCAGGCACGACCGTCACGCTGACGCCGACGCTGCCGATCCCGGCGGGCGCGGTCACGCTGACCGGCACGGCGCCGACGGTCGTCTTCGGCCCGTCGCATCAGATCGGCGTCCCGGCAGCCGCGATCGCGTTCGTTCCGCAGTACGTCGCAATCTCGTTCGAGGCGACGAGCGACGCGCCTGGTGTCGTCACGTTCACCGGCTACGCGCCGACGGTCTCGGTTCAGGCTGGCGGCCAGACGCTCGCTGTACCGGCCGGTTCAGTCGTCGCGACAGGCACGGCGACCGTCCTGTCGTCCGTCCTTCCGGTGCCGGCTGGCGCGATCGCGCTGACAGGGCGCGTCCCGGCGCTGTCCACCGAGAGTTCGCAGGCTATCCCGACCGGCACGGTCACGCTCGCTGGCTCGACGACGACGCTCGCGCTCGCCTGCGCCATTCAGACCGGCGCGCTCGCCGTCACGGGCTACGCGCCGTCGTCCTCGCCGAACGTCAGCGTCCTGCCTGGCGCCGGCACCGTCACGCTCACCGGAACCACGGCCGTCGTCGCGCGTGGCGTGGACCTGCCAGTCGGTTCGCTAGCCTGCACCGGGCTCGCGCCCTCGTTGGCGTTCGCCTGCGCGGTCCCTGTCGGCAGCATCGCGTGCACCGGGCAGGCGCCTGTCGTCGCGTGCGCGATCGTCGTCAGTCTCGGCGCCGTCACGGTCACCGGCCTCGCGCCGGCGGTCGGCACGAGCTACCTGCTGGCGGTGCCGGTCGGCGAGGTCACGCTCGGCGGCGACGCGATCCTGCCGTTCGTCGGCGGACTGATCATCGAGGCGTACCCGCTCGTTCTCACCGGGCACGCGCCGCTCGCGCTGCACATGGTGCCTGACGTCATCCAGGCGACGGCGACCTACTCGCCGACGGTGACGGCAACCGCGACATACGAGTCGGCCGTCACGGCGACGGCGACGGTCTAGGGGGGAGCCATGGCGAAGGAGATCGCGCTCGAGATCTTCCAGGGGACGGACGTGACGATCGAGTTCACGGTCCTGAACGACGCTGAGACGGCGGCGGTCGACGTCTCGAGCTGGGCGCTGTCGTGGATGCTGAAGAAGTCGAAATCGCACCTCGACGCCGACGCCAAGATCACGAAGACGACCGTCTCCGGCATCACGGTCGCCGGGACCTTCAACTCTGATCCGACGATCAACACGCAGGTCGTCCGCGTGGCGATTCTGGACACGAACACGGAAACGCTCGCGTCGGGCAGCTACTTTCACGAGTTGAAGCGCACGAACGCCGACAACGAGGCGATCCTGTCCTACGGCGCCTTCACGCTGACGAAGGCGGTACACAAGGCCTAGCGGTTTTCTGTTTACCGGCCGATACGGTTCGGCTATAGTTAAGCGGTTTTACTAACCACGTCGGGCCGATTAACCGGTTAATACAGGCTGGCGTATGACGACGACTCGCATCTGCAAGTACTGCCGCCACCTGTTCGGCTGGCGCAAGCGCAGCACGCGCCAGACCGGCGACTTCTGCAAGTCCATCTGCTACGACCGGTATCGCAAGGGTGGCCGGGTGCCGATCGCGCGCCCGCCGGCCGTGCACGCCATCCACCTGTCAATCCCGGTGCCGCCGCGCGGCGTCGTCGCGGCCGAGGCGATGGGAGGCGTGGTGCGGCGTGGCTGACGCCGCCTGCCCGCTCTGCGACGCGACCTGCGACGCGTCGCGCCTGACGCTGCTGAGCGTCTACGCGACGGGGCAAGATGACGCTGCGCGCGTGGGCCTGCCCGGACTGCCACAAGGCGCTCGTCTCCGCGGCGAAGGCGTTCGAGTCGCTCCGGCGGAAAACATCCCCCACGAAAGAAGGAGACCGATGAGACACGCGATCACGCTAGCGCTCACGTTCCTGCTGCTGCTTGCCGCGACCGCCGCGCAGGCGCAGACGCACCCGTGCGACGCGGTCGTGCCGACGACCCAGACGATCCAGGCGAACGCGAACCATGCCGAGCAGTTCTGCGCGAAGCCGGTCGACAACGTCCAGGGCTTCGTGCGGGTGGTCAACGGCACGCAGGCGGTGGACCTGCTGCCGATGACGATGAAGGTCGCCGCCGGCGCCTCCGGCTTCGCGCTCTACGAGGGGCCGAAGACGGTCAGCCTGCCGCAGGGCGTCTACCAGTACCAGGTCCGGGTCTACAACTTGAACCAGTTCACGCAGCAGCCGCAACTGAGCGGCCTGTCAAACCCTTTATCGTTAACCGTCGCCGTTGACAACCCGGCGCCGACGGATCCCAGGTTTTTTGGGTTGACGAAGTAGGGGCGCCTATGAACGTGAAGTCGGTCGTCGGCGTGCGCGTCGACGGCAGCTGGCACGAGGTCAAGTTCGGTACGTGGCGCGAGATCGACACGCGCGCCACGTTCACGACGCCGCTGGGCGAGGACTACACGGTCTTCCTGCGGCACGTCAGCATGCTGAAGTACGCGGTGTCGCGGGAGCTGCCGTGACGCGGGAGTGCCTGCCGGGCTCCCACGCCTTCGCGCGCGGCGCGGTCGCCTGCAAGTGCGGCGCGGTGACGACCGACAAGCGCGCCGACCTGCCGCGCTGCGGCGCGTGCGGCCGGGGCCACTGGGAGGGCAAGCCGATCGCCCTCGCCCGCTACAAGGGGCGGGACCTCTGCGCGAACTGCCGCGCGGTCGCGAGACGGCAATGAGCCGCCGGAACCGCTGCCGCGAGCACCCGCGCTACAGCGCCCAGCGCGAGCCGACGGGCAGCTGCCGGGCCTGCTGGCGGCTCTACGCCGCGCGGCTCAAGGACGCCCTGCGCGAGGCGCTGCACGCGATCGCCGAGGCGCGGTTCGAGATGGCGGCCCAGCGGCACCTGCAGGCGCCGCACGTGGGCGGGAAGGCGGTGCACTGAGATGACGATCACGTTCGGGACGTCCTGCCACTGCTGCGAGTGCCAGGGCAAGACCTGCCTAAAGAACCACCCCGGCCACTTCCACTGGGACAGCGCGCCGAAGCTGACCGGCGAGGTGGCGCAAGCTGCCGGCCGGCGAGCGGATCGCCCTGATCCTGCGCCGCGCCGCGCGTGAGGAGGCCGAGAAGCATGGCTAGACGGCGCCAGGCTGCCGCAGGCGCGGCGATCGGCACGCGGGCTAAGGGTAAGCCTGCCGGGAGACCGGAAGGCCGCAAACGCGATTCTAACGGCTCAGGTGCTAAGGGCAAGAAGGACCAGCCGGAGTTCGTGCGCGCCGGCCGGCTCTCCGAGGCCAGCGACGAACCTGAGCCGTTTACGGACTTTACCGAAATTTCCGAGCCCAAGAAGCGGCTGTTCCTGCAGGCGCTCGCGGTGACGCCGCGGCACGGGAAGGCGGCGAAGATGGCGGGCATCTCGGCGAAGACCGCCTACAACTGGCGGCACGACCCGGACCCGGCCTGGCAGGCGCAGCTGCAGGTCGCCGAGCGGCTCGGGCTGATGCGGGCCGAGAGCGAGCTGTGGCGGCAGGGCCTCGAGGGCGTCGAGGTCCCGGTGTTCCAGGGCGGGCGGCTGGTCGGGACGAAGCGCGAGTTCTACCCGCAGCTGTCGATGTTCATGATGAAGGGCAACTGGCGCGAGAAGTACGGCGAGCAGACGAAGCACGAGCACGCGGGGACGGTCGCGCACGCGCACCTGCATGCCTACGCCGACCTGTCGAAGCTCGACGACGTTGAGGTCAGGCGGCTGTTCGTGAACAGCAAGCGCGTCCTCGACGGCGAGGTCGTCGCGGAGCAGCCGGCGCTGCCGGCGGCCGAGCCGACCCCGGAGGAGCGCTACGCCGAGGTGCTGCGGAAGCGGAACGGAGGCACGGAATGAGATGGCTGCGGGGGGTCGCCGAGCTGCTGGTCGCGTCCGTAATGGTCGTCGGCGCGACCGCGGTGGCCCTGCTGGCGTTCGTCATCGCGGCCGTCGCCTACCTGGCGATCCCGGTCTCGATCGGCCTCGCGTTCCTCGCGGCGGCGCGCTACCTGTGGCTCTCGATATGATCCGCGCGATCTCGCTCGGCGGCCTCCTGCAGACACCGCCCGGCGTCGAGGCGGACGAGGTCGCGCGCGTGACCGAGGTCGCCGTCGCCGAGGGGAGCGTCCTGGTCGCGCACGTGCCGGTCGGCACGGCGTGGGAGGACATGCGGATGCTCGTCGAGTACCTCGAGCAGGCCTTCCGGTGCAAGGTCGTCGCGCTGCCGGAGAACATCACGCTCGAGTTCGTGCGCCCGCCGCTGACGGAGGCGCAGGTGGAGCCGCCTCCGGCGCTGCCCGCCCTCGCGCAGTGCGGCATGTACGCGCTGTGTGACGGGCAGACGGTCTTCTGCACGCTCAAGGCTGACCATCTCGGTCCCCACGTCGCGCGCGTCGGCCTGCCAGAGATGGATGAACGGCAGTCATGACGCGCCGCGCGATCGCCCTCGACGGCCTGCCGGCGATGGAGCCAGAGCCGAAGCCAGAACCGAAGCCGGCAGAGGCGTCAGGGCCGCCGTCCCAGCCCAGCGAGACCGGCTACTACCAGTGCGCGACGGCGATAACGAGCAACTGGATCGACGTCACGTCGCTCAAGGACGCAAGCAACCATTTCGTCCCAGACCACTACGACAGTTACGCGTCGGAAGTCGACAACTGCAGCTACTGGTCGTGCGAGGCCGCGCGCAAGGATGGCGAGCTGCCGCCAGTTCCGCTCTCGGACGAGGTCGTCGCCGACGACTACTGCTGCGAGTCGTGCGCCAATGCCGGCCTCGAGGCGCTCGAGGCGCCCGGTAAGGCCAAGACCGCCTGGAAGTCGCTCGCGCAGCGCGCGCTCGACCTGTTCAGCAAGCCGGGCGCGCTCGTCGCCGAGCGCGTCATGCGTAAACTTGACTGCGCCAATGCCTGGCAGCCGACGACAGAATGGGTCCCCTGCACGCAGTGCCAAGTCCTGTCGCCGAAGCGCCAGACCGAGCAGGTGCGCGGCGGCCTCTGCTGGACCTGCTACGCGGCGACCAAGAAGGAGAAGTGACGATGGACGCCGAAGCCCCACAGGCCCACGGGCCGGACTGTGACTATGACGTCGTGGTCAGGAACCAGCCGGAACATACGCGTTGTACATGTGGCGCTGAAGCCCCACAGGCCAACTCCAAGACCAATAAGTGGTATTGCGGGATGTGTGATCGCTGGTTCCTAAAAAGCGGAGACTGCAAACAATGCGGTTATCGCCTAGAGAAAGGCGCATGAGCGAGCCATTAGAGAACGTCGCAACCCTAATCCATGATCTCCGCATGGCGATGACGAAAGAAGAAGCGTGGGCCATTGCGCAGGAGTATGGGCGATTAGCGCAGACATGAAGAAGCAGAAGGCAGCGTATTGCACTGGCTGCGGGCATCGACTCGACAAGCACCGCACGTACGCGAACAACGGCGCGAACCGTCACGGCTGTCGCTTGGTCTGTATTGTAGACGGCTGTGGGCTGTGGAACCAATGTCAGGCGGCGGCGCCCCAGGAGACAGACCAGTGAGCAACCCAGAGACAGCGATCACCGCTGAAATCGGGGAGGCGAGAGCCGAGATCGCCCGCCTGCGGGGACTGTTCTGCGAAGCACACGGCTACGACAGCTTGCAGCCTGACGTCCCGTGTCCGATGTGCGAGGCGGTTCATGCTGACGACGATCTGAAACTGGCGCAGGCCGAGATCGCCCGCCTGACCGAGGCGTTCCAATACGCGCAGGCGAGAAGCGGATCGAAGAGGCCGACGCGGCCGGGGATCCTGATACTAGCGGCCTCGCTCGGCGGCTGCGTAATTGGCCTGCTGCTGGTGCGGCGGTTCGTGAAGTAGGCACACGTGAGGAGGCACAGGCGCATCTCCTTCTCCGAGGTCGACGCCGTCCACATCTACGAGTGGCTGGCGATGTATTGGACTAACCACACGGCGTCGTTCGGCGGCTGCGTCTCGTGCCAGCAGCTCGGGGAGCGGCTCGAGAAGTTCATCGGGCCGAAGGACGCGCGCTGGGTGCGCCGCGTCGTCCTGAAGAACCCCGGACGCAGGAAGGGGAAGTAGCACGCGTGACCCGCGACGAGGCGCTGCTCGCGTATGCGGCCTCCGGCGCCGAGCTGGCGCGCCGCTATATGGCCGACTTCACGTCCTGGACGAACCGCCAGTACCAGGCGAACTGGCATCACCAGCGCCTCGCGGAGAAGCTCGACGAGGTCGAGCGCGGCGCCTGCAAGCGGCTGATGGTGTTCATGCCGCCGCAGAACGGGAAGTCGGAGCTGGTTACGCGGCGGTTTCCGGCGTTCGCGCTCGGGCGCAACCCGGACCGGAAGATTATCAGCTGCTCCTACAACTCGGACCTCTCGATCGACATGTCGCGCGACGTGCAGGCCGTCATGGAGCAGCCGGAATACCGGATGCTGTTCCCAGGCACGCGCCTGTCGGGCGACAAGGACGTCGAGGTCCGTCAGGCGGCGAAGTTTAAGATCGTCGGACGCCAGGGTGGCTACGAGGCGGCCGGCGTCAATCGCGGTATCACGGGCAAGTCGATGAACATCGGCGTGATCGACGACCCGATTAAGAGCCGCGCCGAGGCCGAGAGCGAGACCTACCGTAACGCCGTCTGGCGCTGGTACGTCAACGACTTCTCGACGCGCATGATGGGCGACGCGACGTCCGTCGTGCTCGTGCAGACGCGCTGGCACACGGACGATCTCGCCGGACGGCTGCTGAAGGTCGCGGCCGAGCACGCGGCTGCCGACCAGTGGGACGTGGTCTGCTTCCCGGCGTTCTGCGTCGCGGAGACGCCGGGCGACCCGCGAAAGGTCGGCGACCCGCTCTGGCCGGGGCGCTTCTCGGCGCAGTGGCTCGAGGCGAAGCGCCTCGGCTCCGGCGTCTACGACTGGTCGGCGCTCTACCAGCAGCAGCCGGTGCCGCCCGGCGGCGCGATGGCGAAGCTCGAGTGGTTCCCGATCCGGGAGGCGCACGCGCAGGTCCGGCGCCGCGTGCGCGCGTGGGACCTCGCGGCGACGCAGGAGACGTCCGGGCAGGAGCCGGACTGGACGGTCGGCACGCTGCTCTGCGAGTGCCTGGACGGCACCTACGGCATCGAGCACGTGGTCCGCGTCCGCGAGACGCCTGGCACGGTCGACAAGGTCATGCGGCAGACGGCGGCCTCGGACGGGCGCGCGGTACAGATCCGCGAGTGGGAGGACCCCGGAGCGGCTGGCAAGTCGGTGATCGCGGCGCACACGCGCATGTTCGCCGGCTACGACTACAAGGGCATCCGCGCGAGCGGCGAGAAGACGATGCAGTGGCGGCCGTTCCTGGTGCAGGCCGAGGCCGGGAACATGTGGCTCGCGAAGGGCGCCTGGAACCGCGCGTGGCTCGACGAGCTGATTACGGTGCCCTACGGGTCCCATGACGACCAGGCGGACAGCGTCGCGCTCGCGTTCAACGAGCTGACGGCCTACGTCGACCGCGGGCCGACGATGGCGTCAATCACGCCGGTCTCCGAGACGGACTGGCGGTCGCAGTACTTCAGGCGATAAGGGAGGGACGGCCAAGATGGGGACAGGGCGCAGGGGGTTCGCGTCGATGGACGCCACGAAGCGCAGCGCGATCGCCTCGCTCGGCGGGAAGGCCGCGCACAAGCACGGCGCGCACGAGTGGAACACGTTCACGGCGAAGGAGGCCGGGCGCACGGGCGGCCTCCGGTCGGCCGAGTCGAAGCGGAGGGCGAAGCAGCAGCAGGAGACCGCCGATGGCCTGGCCGAAGCACGGACCGACTAACGCGGACTGGTGGACGCGGGCGCCGCGCGACGGGTTCTACGACGCCTGCGTCAGGGAGCTGCCGCGCATGAGCCTGTCGTTCTTCTCGTCGGTCGCCTTCCCCTACATCGGGGACGCGAACGAGCACCGGAAGCGGAAGAAGAAGCAGCAGGCGGAGCTGGACAATGTCGACTGACCGCGCGATGGCGCTCGACGGCCTCGTGACGCCGTTCACGCCCGTACGCGGCAACACGACGCGGCCGACCGCCGAGGCCGTCGACGCGTTCAAGAGCATCATCGGCGGCGACGGCCTCTACGACAAGGACGGGAACGAGGTCCTGCGCGTCCGGACGGCGACCATGTCGTGCCGTTCCAACCGGGCGGTCGAGGTGACGCTCGAGGGCTACATCGTCGTGAAGGCGTAGCGGGAGGGACGGAATGGGCACGAGCGAGCTACTCGAGCACTGGCGCGCGCTGCAGGCGCAGGCGCGGCCGCCGCAGACGCGCGCGATCGCGCTGGGCGGGCTGCCGGCGTTCGAGCCGACGACGTTCGTCGTCGCGCCGCCGCCGGCCGCCGGCAAGGTGACGCACGGCATCACCTACTCGGGGCCTGAGCACGAGCGGATGATCGGCGTGATGATCTGCGCCGCGCACGCGCCGCACGGCACGATGGTCGCGCATGGCGCGTTCAGGGCGCGGATTAACACTAGCGGCCTACATGGCGTCGACCGCTACGTCCGGTGCGAGATGATGGCGACCGCGATCCCGGCCTACGCGCTCTTCGACTGGCCGGGCGACGGCGTGCACACGAAGCTCCTGCTCAACGTCGGCACCTTGCTCGCCGGCAACACGCTGACGCTCCAGTTCGCAGAGGGCGGGCCGATCCTGGGGTTCGACCAGGGATGAGCATTCACGCGCGCGGCATCGTGCTCTCCGGCGAGTTCGGACGGCTGGTCGTCGAGGCGAGCGACGCCGAGGTCGACCAGTTCGGGAAGGGCGCGCTCGTCGAGGTCAAGGCGGTCAACAATCGCGCGCGCGCGTGGGACTACGCGGCCAGCCGCCAGTCGTGGCCGAAGGGCGAGGTCTCCGACTACTCGCATGGCAGCGACGGCAAGATGGGTGCGCTCCTGACGACGGCGTGCGGGTGCCGCCGCGAGATCGTCGTCAGCGATCCGCCACCGCACGAGATCAGGCTCGCGCTGCATGGGCAGGTCTCCGTGACGACGTTTATCGACGACCCGACGCTGCCGGCGGTTCGCGTTCGCCGGTTCGTGCTGCGGGACGTCAGGCGCGAGAGCTACGGGCCACACGACGACGCGTTCTGGTCGACACCTGGCGCGATTAGCTACGGCAGGCGCCACGTCTGCACGGCCGAATACAGGGAGGACATCCAGTGACAGTGACCGAAGTACCGGGCGCGTGCGCGATGTGCGGGCAGGTCGGCTTCATCCGCTGGACGACGATCCACGCGGACCCGAAGACGGTCGAGTCGCTCGGCCTGCCGAAGCCGGACGGGCCGGTCGATCTCCGGGTCTGCCACGGCTGCTACCTGCAGGGGATGTCGAACATTCTCGGCCAGCGCGGCCTGCCGAAGGTCGTCCCCGGCGCGCAGCTCGCGCTGCCGCTCGAGACGGTGAAGCCGTGAGCATCGGCGGCCGGGACAAGCTGAAGCGGCACGCGCCGCTGCCCTACACGGTGACGCTCCGCGTGTCGATGGGCGAGGACGGCCCGCCGACCTCGGTCGACAAGGACGTCCTCGCCTACAGCATCGAGGAGGCGATCTGGGCGGCCGCCTGCGAGACGCACGGCGTGCTGCCGAAGGAGTCGCAGCTGACGATCGAGAAGGTCGCGCCGAACATGCGCCGCTGGTTCGAGATGGTGGCGCAGGGACTGATCACCTGATGGGCCTCAAGGTTGCGGCCGACGAGGCGCTGCCGGAGACGTTCCGGGTCTACCCGCTCGAGGACGACCCGGAGTTCTACTTCATCGTCCACATCAGCTGGACGCTCGACGAGATGCGCGAGACGATGCGCGCGACGCTCGGCCTCGACGCCGCCGACGTGCTCGCGTGCTGCTACGCGGTCTCGGCCGAGGACAACGCGCGTTACGCCGGGCTGCTCGGCTTCCTGTTCTTCGCGCGCGAGCGCATGGGGAGCGGCATCGTCGCGCACGAACTGGTGCACGCCGGGTTCCGGACGGCCGACGCTTCGGGCGTCCACATCATTCACTCCGACCGGCGCAAGGACGACGCCGGCCTCGAGTGGACGAACGAGAACGAGGAGCAGTACGCGGACGTCGTCGAGACCCTGACGAAGCAGTTCTGGAGGGAGGCCTATGCACGCGGACTTGCCGACTAGCGGGCGCCTGCTCACGGTGAACGAGGTCGCGGCGAAGTACCGGGTGCACCGCGTGACGGTCCGCCAGTGGGTCCGGAAGGGCCTGATCGGCTGCGTTCGCGTCGGGCCGTTCGGGCGCGTGCGGATCACCGAAGCCGAGGCCGCGCGGCACTTTGAGGAGACGCCGGGGGCGAAGTCATGAGCGTAGAAGTCTGCCTGTATCTGAAGCCTGGCGCGCTCGGCGTCGCGTCGGCGCCGCTCGAGGCCTACGCCGCGCCCGACGACACGGCCTGGCTCCAGGCGCTGATCAACAAGGGCGGGAGGGTTTACCTGCATGGCGGCAGCACCTACCGCATCGGCACGGTGATCACGCTCGGTCCCGGAACCGTCCTGTCCGGCCCGATCGCGAGCGGTACAGGGCCGTCGGTGATCGAGTGGGTCGGATGAGTTCGCTCGCGGGCGCCGAGCCGCCGTGGCTCTACACGCCCTTCCGCGGCGGGACGGTAATCCCGAGACGCTTCGCGTGCTTCGCCCGGTAGCGCATCTCGGTCGAAAGCGCGACCGCGTCGCGATCGAGTAACCCCGGACGTGTCGACCACGTCTCAAGCATGCGATGGAACGGCCTGAACCCGCCGTTCCTTGTCCACGCGTATAATCGGCCTACGATGTTCACGCGCTCGTCCTTGCCGTCGTCGCAATCAGGCTCGCGCCTAGCGGCGCGGAGCTATTGATCCGCGCGACGGAGACGAGTCCCGCCCATTAACCGGTTAATCGCACAGGCAGGCTCGCGACCGTCGCGCACAACGCGCGGAGGTCTCGGCACAGCTGGCACGCCGAGCGGTCCCGAAAACCGTGGCCCTTTACCGGGTGAGGAGTTCGACCCTCCTGGCCTCCGCCAAAAGCTCGTGGCCCTGTAGCACAACAGGTAGATGCGCCCGGCTCAAAATCGGGGACCGTGCCGGTTCGAATCCGGCCAGGGCTACCAAGGCCGTCGTGGTGGAAACAGGTAGACGCGCCAGGTCGAGAGCCTGGTGGGGCAACCCGTGCCGGTTCGAGTCCGGCCGACGGCACCAAGTTCGGGAGCGTGGCACAGCGGCAACTGCATCGCGCTGTAGACGCGACGGCTTCGGCCTGCGATGGTTCGAGTCCATCCGCTCCCACCAGTTCGCCGGCGTGGTGAAACAGGTAGACGCACTGGACTCAGACTCCAGCGGCCGAAAGGCCATAGAGGTTCGAATCCTCTCACCGGCACCAAATTATGAAAGGCACCAGATACGCGACGCGCGAGGAGTTCGACGCGGCGTGCGCGCGCATGTTCGCGAAGCACCGCAAGACGCTCGAGGCGCTCGTCGACTACGACGGCCGCGTCGACATGTGCGACAGGTGCGGCGAGACGCAGCGGCTCGCGAAGGTCAAGGGCTGCGTCCGCTGCCTCGCCTGCGGCTATAAGGGCGACTGTAATGGGTGGTGAACGATGACGAAGCGACTCCTGTTCTCCGTGGCGATCGACGACTGCGACGTCCAGACGTTCGCCTCTGGCGGGCCTGGCGGGCAGCACCAGAACAAGACGGCGAGCGGCGTGCGCATCGTGCACCGCGCGTCCGGCGCCGTCGGCGAGGCGCGCGACGAGCGCAGCCAGCACACGAACAAGCGGCTCGCGTGGCGGCGCATGGTCGCGAGCCGGGTGTTTAAGGCCTGGCATCGTCGCGTGACGTCCGAGCTAATGACCGGCAAGACGCTCGAGCAGCGCGTCGAGGAGGAGATGACGCCGGAGAAGATTCGCGTCGAGGCGCGCACCGCGCACGGCTGGGAGCGCATCGAGTAGCAAGATTGCGCGCTCGTTCAACGGCAGGACAGCCGACTTTGAATCGGCGGATCGTGGTTCGAGTCCACGGCGCGCAGCCAAGACGGAAGACTGACAGAACGGCATCGTGCCTGCCCGCTAAGCAGTGACCGCGGTAACACGCGTCGGGGTTCGAATCCCCGGTCTTCCGCCAAACCTAGCGTAAAATAATCTCACCCTCACAGAGCGACAACGCGACGCGCGCGCCCTCGGAACCATAGGAGGAACGCGATGCCTGTCCGCCTTCTCGCGCTCACCCTCTGCCTGCTCGTCTCCGCCTCGGCCAGCGCGCAGAGCGCCCTGTCCGTGTCGCCGACCTCGCTCTCGTTCGCCGCCGTCGCCGGGACGGCCGCCCAGCCGAAGACCGTCGACGTCGCGCGCGTCGGGCGCGGCGCGCTCAAGTGGAGCGTCGGGTCGCCGTCGGCCTCATGGATCGCGGTGACGCCGATGTCCGGCACGAACCGCGGCACACTGACCGTCTCGGTCGCGCCGCTGCCGACCGGCGACTACGCCGGGTCGTTCGCGGTCTCGGCGAACGGCGTGCACGTCACGGTCCTGGTCTCCGTGCACGTCGACGCTGCGCCTCCGCCTCCGCCTCCGCCGCCGCCGCCTACGCCGCCGCCTCCGCCGACGTCAGGCTACGGCCCGACACCGGACATTGCCTGCCCGGCCGACGCCGCGAGGGTCGCGCCGGGCGAGAGCGTCCAGCAGGCGCTCAACGGCTCGCTCAGCGTGTGCCTCGGCGCCGGCGTGCATGTCGTCACACACATCACGCCGCGCGCCGGTCAACTCCTGACGTGCGAGTTCGGCGCGTTCCTCGAGAACCCGGCCGGCTACGTCCACGAGTCCGGGATCATTGTTGCCATCGGCCCGAACGCGGCCGACTACGTCACCATCCGCAACTGCATCGTCAGGAAATCCGCGTGGCACGGCGTGTTCGCGTGGCCGGACTACGCCTCGATCAACGGCGTCTGGACGAACACCGGCGGCCCGGACGACTGGACGCTCGAGCACAACGACTTCTCCGGGAACCGCGGCGTCGGCGCGGTCACGACGAGCGGCGTCGTCTACCGCTGGAACAAGCTGAACGACAACGGCGAGGGCGGCTACAGCATCTTCATGCCCGACAAGCCGTTCACGTTCGAGCACAACGAGGTCGCCAGGAACCAGAGCGTTGGCGTGAACGGGCTGCAGAAGGCGCTCGACACGAACGCGCCGTGCGTCGTACGGGGCAACCACTTCCACCACAACGTCAGCCACGGCTGGTGGAACGACGGGAACGGGAAGGGATGCCTTCTCGAGGACAACGTCTCGGAGTTCAACGGCGGTGCCGGTTTCCACCTTGAGGGCAGCGTCGAGACGGTCATGCGCCGGAACGTCAGCCGCGGGAACGCGGGAGGCGGCGTCTTCGTCTCGTCGTCGCGGGACCTCGACATCTACGACAACGACATCGCGGACAACGGGCAGTTCGGGATCCAGTACTACATCAACTGCGGCATCCTGACGCAGGGATGGCACTGGTCGCCGGATCTGAAGGGGAACAACGCGCACGACAACCGCATCCGCCAGATGGCCGGGCATGCGGCGACGTTCTCCTACGCCGCCGCCTGCACCGGCGGGCTGTTCCCGACCTTCTACGCCGACTACGTGCTGAACGGGAAGGGCAACTGGTTCCGCGCCAACGCCTACACCGTGCCGGCGGGCGCGTGGATGTGGATGTGGACCGACCCGAACGGCGAGTTCACGGGCTACTGGGGCGCGAAGGACTGGGACGGCTGGCGCGCGCTCGGGCACGACCTGACCGGCACCGTTATGGCGCCGTAGGTTTTACTTCACGCGCGACTTCGCGTATTATCGGTAGCACGATGTCGAGACCGACCTTCCACGCCATGCCGAGAGGCACGTGGCAGTGCACAGCGACCGCGATCCGGCCAGAAGCCGATCGCGTCAATCGCTAGCACTGGAGGGTCGGGTCGCGTCGTCCCCACATAGAGGCAAGGCCGCCTCGAACCTCCAGAGAAGCAGGACGAGCCGTCGCGCGGCTCGAGATCGTAGGTGTCGCGGGGTAGCGCAATTGGTAGAGCGCCGGGCTCATAACCCGGAGGCTGGGGGTTCGAGTCCCCTCCCCGCAACCAAACTTTACGCGGAGCCGTGGAGGAGCAGGAGTCCTCGCCTGCCTGTCACGCAGGAGATCGCGGGTTCGAGGCCCGTCGGTTCCGCCATGCTCGAGGGTCGGTAGCTCAAGTGGTAGAGCACTCGCCTCGTAAGCGAGAGGTTGCGGCTTCGAGTGCCGCCCGGTCCTCCAAAGTTCGCGGGTCGGTGGCGCAGACGGTAGCGCACTCGGCTGGTATCCGAGAGGTCGCGGGTTCGATTCCCGCCCGGTCCTTCACGTTCGCCGCGAGCGCTGACGCGCAGCTGCGCATTGTAGGCGCGGCGTGGTCGGTTCGATTCCGACACGCGGCTCCACGCTCTTTGACAACTGCACACGTAGAGGCATGTTGGCCGTGGCCGAATGGCTAGGCACGCGACTGTGAATCGCGGCACGCGGGTTCGATTCCCGTCGGTCAACCCAACACGCAAGGGCGAGCGCGCGGGCGCGCATCGGTCTCCAAAACCGACCGCAGCCGGTTCGACTCCGGCCGCCCTTGCCAAGAAACGCTGCCGACGAGTCCCGGTCGGGGTTAGGCGAGGTATCGAGTTGACGTCGCATGCGGGTAACATCCGGCCACGCGTCAACTGGTAGTCCTAAGGGGAATAAATTCGCTGGCGTCGTCCAACGGCAGGACCCGAGTCTTCCAAACTCGTGATGCGCGTTCAAATCGCGTCGCCCGCACCAAGTCTCCACGCGACGTCGGACGATCACCGAGGAGCCGCCGCGGCATAACGCGGCGTCGTCGCATCCGCTCCCGCCTCCGGACCGAGGACGCAGGTCTACGAAGCCAGCCAGGCAGGTTCGACTCCTGCCGGGAGCACCAATTCGCTGCTGTCGTCCAAGGGCAGGACGCGACGTTGCCAACGTCGAGATGCCGGTTCGAATCCGGTCAGCCGCACCAACGTGCGCGGACAGGGCGGTTATGTAGAGGATTGCAAACCCTCGTAGCGCGGTTCGACTCCGCGGCGCACGTCCATCGGGTCTGTAGTGGTAACGGGAGCACGCCTGCCTTGCAAGCAGGAGGTGTCGGTTCGACTCCGTCCAGATCCACCAACTCCGCTCGCGCTGCGGGACTGCAGACGCTGGTCTCCGAAGCCGGCCGTCGCCGGTTCGAGTCCGGCCGCGAGCACCAAGAGTCCGGAGACGCGGTTCATCCAAGTCCGCCGCCCAGACGTGGGCGTAGCTTAGGGCAGAGCGCCGGACACATCACGCCGTAGCGCAGACGGATCGACGCGCTCGCCTTCTAAGCGAGAGGACGCAGGTTCGATTCCTGCCGGCGTGACCATATTGCGACGTCGTTCAACGGCAGGACGCTCGGTTCTGACCCGAGTGACGCTGGTTCGAGTCCAGCCGTCGCAGCCAACTCTCCGCGTGAGCGCAAAGGACAGCGCGCCCGTCTCCTAAACGGGTCCGGTATGCGGGTTCGAGTCCCGCCGCGGAGGCCATCGACGCGTAGCTCAACGAGGCAGAGCAGCCTCCTTATAAGAGGCAGACGATCGGTTCGAATCCGACCGCGTCGACCACGTTCACAGGTGGTGTCAACAGGTAGCACGCCCGGCTGTTAACCGGTACGGTGCGAGTTCGAATCTCGCCCTGTGAGCCAACTTTACTACCGGCGCGCGATCGACTTCACGATGTAACCACGCGTAGCTCAGGAGGCGGAGCACGCGGCTGATAACCGCGAGGTGAAGGTTCGACTCCTTCCGCGTGGACCACGGACGCGTAGCAAAATCGGATTGCAACTGGTTTACACCCAGTCCAAACGGGGGTTCGAATCCCTCCGCGTTCACCAACTGCGGGGCCATCCGCTAACGGCAGGCAGCCTGACTCTCTATCAGGAAATGCGGGTTCGACTCCCGCTGGCCCTACCATCGCGACGTCGTTCAGGGTGCAGGCATCCCTGCTCCGGCTTTCAACCGGATGCTCGCGGGTTCGAGTCCCGTCGACGTCACCAAGCCAGGAGGACGAGATGCGGACACTGACCACACCGGGCGGCACGTGGAAGTATCTCGTCGGCGTCGAGTTCGTGAAGTTCTTCGCGCCGGACGGCCGGGCGTTCGTCGTCTCCGCGCACGACGTCGCCGGCATGAGCGCGAGCGCGTTCGACCGCGGGCGGCAGGCGCTGACGACCGACGGCATGGTCACGCCGCTGCGCGTCCGCTGCTACATCGACTCGGGGAAGTGGGCTAGTCTGGTTTAGGCCACCTGCGTCGGAAGCAGGGCACTTCGCGGGTTCGAATCCCGCCTTCCCCACCATCTACCGGGACGTGGCCGAGAGGATAGGCGCCTGTTTTGGGAACAGGAGATCGGCGGTTCGAGTCCGTCCGTCCCGACCATTTCGCTATAATTGACGCGGCAGCGTCGGCGTGGATGCCTGACACGCACGTTACGAAGCGGCGACCCGCACGTCGCCATTGAGGCGCTCGGTCACAGGGTGCGGCATAATTCCGAAGCCGGGTCAGAACCGGCACGCTGCCAACTTTCGCCGGAGGCCGCATGAACCAGCAGCTGCTCGGATACAAGTTCCGCGTGCTCTGGAAGGCGACCGGGCTCGTCGAGACCGTCAACGCGCGCGCCTTCGACTCGGCGAAGGGCCGCATCATGCGCCGCTACCGCGACGCCGTCGGCTGGCAGTTCGTCGGTACGACCGCGCCGGTGCCGCCGACGGTCACTGACGCGTGGCTCACGAAGATGCCGAGGAAGGTGTTTTGATGGGGCAGCAGGACTACACGTTCGGCTGGATCGCCTGCGCGCTCGGCGCGCTGGTCGGCGCGCTGGTCGGCATGCTCGCCGTCCCGGCGCGCACGGCCTACGAGGTCCTGCCTGGGCCGCCAGGGCCGACCGTCTACGCGCCGCCGATGCCGCCAGTCGTCCATGTCGTCGCCGTCGCCGCCGACTACGAGCCGACGCCGCACCGGACCGACTGCGTCGCCGTAGCGTGGCGCTGAATGCGACTCGGATTCATGTGGAACTGTCCGTGGCGCGTCGAACTCGGTAGGCGTTTTGAATACTGGCGGCGCTATCAGGTCGGGCCATTCTACGCGCTAGTCTCTAGAGAGGACGAGAAATGACCGCGCAGACCCTTCTCCTGAACGCGACCTTCGAGCCCGTCACGGTCGTGCCGTGGCAGCGGGCGATGACGCTCTGGGCGCAGGGCAAGGTCGAGATCATCGACGAGCACGACGTCACCGTGCGCGCGGTCTCGTTCTCGTTCAAGCTGCCGTCGATCGTCCGGCTCCTGCGGTTCGTCCGCACGCGCCGCCGGATCGAGCGGATGCCGTTCACGCGCGCGAACATCTACGCGCGGGACAACCACGAGTGCCAGTACTGCGGCGGCGAGGGCGACCTGACGTTCGACCACGTCGTGCCGGAGTCGCAGGGCGGGCGCAAGGACTGGACGAACATCGTCACGGCCTGCTTCGACTGCAACCGCCGCAAGGGCGCGCGGACGCCGGATGAGGCGGGCATGGCGCTGCGGCGCAAGCCGGTCGCGCCAGGCGCGGCGCTGCGCGTCGTCGTCGGCGTCAAGAAGGCGCCGAAGTCGTGGCTCGGGTGGCTATACGGAGGCAACGATAATGCTGACGCCTGAAGGCCGCGCCGCGTTCATGCGCGGCAACGATAACCGCTGAAAGAATCGTCGCGTCGGCCTGACGTAGCTCAGTGGGACGAGCGCCGCGCTGAAGACGCGGAGAGGCGGGTTCGAATCCTGCCGTCAGGGCCAGCTTTTACTAACCGCGCGCTCGTAACTCAATAGGCTAGAGTCCTGCCTCTTAAGCAGCGAGATCCCGGTTCGATTCCGGGCGGGCGCACCAGCATCGGGCCGTTAACTCAACGGGCAGAGTCTCGCCTTTTAAGCGAAGAGACGCGGGTTCGAGTCCTGCACGGCCCACCATTAACCGGTTAATCCATGCCTCTGCGTGCCGCAGTCGTGCAGTAACGCCGCGTAACGCGGTATAGCGCTATAGCGCAAGTTCATCATCCGCGCGTCGCCTCGCGTTTACTATCGAACGCAGGGGTACGCGGATGGCGGCTCGTCCGTCCGCGACCGCACACAACCAAGACAACAGAACACGTGGCTGACACCGCCCAAGAGGCGTCGTCGCGCGGCCGCCCGGCGTTCGCGTCGCGTCTCGTCGGCAAGAACGCCGACGACCGTGCGACCGCGCTCGCGGCGCAGCATCCGGACTACGTGACGAACAAGCCGTCATGGGAGGTCCTGCTCGACGCCTTCGAGGGGCGCGGCGGGTTCCTGGACGGGACCTACCTCTGGCCGTATCCGCGCGAGTCCGCGACCGGGTTCGACGAGCGGAAGAAGATGGCCCGGTACCACAACTACCTAGAGACGCTCGTCGACCTCTACGTGCGGTTCATCTTCACGCAGGGCGTCAAGCGCGACTCGAAGTCGACGGGCTACAACGAGTGGCTCGAGGACGTCGACGGCACCGGGACGCACGTCAACGAGTTCCTGAAGCGGTTCACGGCCCTCTCGCTCGTCGGCGGGCACGCCGGCATGCTGGTCGACAAGACGACGGACGAGCCGGTCGGGCCGTCGCGGGCCGAGGAGACGGCGCGGCCGATCGCGAGCCTGTTCACGGCGATCTCGGTCATCGACTGGCGGTTCGCCGGCACGGGCCTCGCCGCCGTGAAGCTGATCGAGGCGTCGCCGCCGCTGCCGATCGACGAGGTGCCGGACCCGGAGGAGCCGACCGACCAGCTGCTGCTCTGGGACGAGGAGGGCTGGGCGCGGTTCTCGGCGAAGGGCGAGCTGCTGTCGGCCGGGACGCCGAACCTCGGCATGGTGCCGTTCGTCGTCCTGCGGCCGAAGGCGAGCCACACGAGCCTGATGCTCGGGCGGCCGCTGGTGAGCAACGCGAACGTCGTCTGCGCGCTGTTCAACCGCGCGTCCGAGGAGGACGAGGTTCTCCGCAACCAGGCGTTCTCGCTGCTGACCGTGAGCGTCGACAAGGACGGCGACGTCGAGCAGGCGAAGGGCCACGTGCAGGGCGTCGTCGGCACCGCGCGCGCGATCGTCGTCAAGGGCGAGATCGACTACAAGACGCCGGACATGAACGTCCCCGGCGCCATCCGGGACAACATCGCGTACCTCGTGCAGGAGATGTTCAGGGCCGCGCACGTGCGGTTCCGCCGCGATTCGCTCGCGGCCGAGAGCGGCGAGGCGATCCGGCTGCAGTACGCCGAGCTGAACGAGATGCTGCAGGGCCTCTCGCGCGCGCTCTCGAACGCCGAGACCGCGATGGCGCGCGCCTGGTTCGCGTGGACCGAGGCGACGCCCGAGGCCGCGCAGGCGGCGTTCGAGGCGGCCGAGCCGACGGCGACGTACCCGGACGAGTTCTTTCTCGACTCGCTGATCAACGACCTCGACGCGTGGGCGAAGGCCATCGAGATGGACCTCGGCCCGACGATGACGAAGCGCATCAAGAAGCGCGCCGCGCGCCGCGTCGACCCGGACATGACCGCCGAGGAGCTGGCCGAGATCGACGAGGAGATCGACGGGATGATCGACGAGGACCTCGAGCGCCAGGAGGAGGTCAAGGCGGAGATCGCGAACCGCGGCGGCGTCGACACCGGCGACCCGGAGGCCGACCTGATGCGGACCGAGAAGCTGTCGGCGCCTGAGGACGAGGAGTGACGCAGCGCGAGCTGCGGCGGCTGGTCGACGCGGCGGAGCCGAAGGTCAGGGCGCAGGTCGAGCGGGCGCTGAAGGCGCTGCAGGAGGCCGTGCCGGAGTCGACGCTCGAGCAGATCATCCGGACGCGTGACGTGTTCGCGATCCACGACCTCGCCGGCTCGCTGCCCGCCAGGCTCGCGGCTACCGTCATGGCGCTCGACGCGCTAGTCACCGCCGGCGCGAAGGCCGGGTGGCAGGTCGCGATCTCGGAGCGCGTCAGCGCCGTCATGCGGTTCGACGCCGTGAACGCCTACGCGGTGCGGGCCGCGCGCGAGAACGGGGCAAGGCTGGTGACGGCCGTGACTCGGGAGACGCGGGAGTCGATCAGGGCAGTCGTGGCGCGCTCCTACACGGAGGGCATTCCCCCGCGGGAGGCGGCACGGCTCATACGCCCGCTGATCGGTCTCACCGAGCGTCAGGCCACGGCCGTCGCGAGCCTCCGCGCCGACCTGATTGCGAGCGGCGCGTCGCGGCGGCAGGCGCTGTCGGACGCGCGGAAGTACGCCGAGCACCTGCGCCGCTCGAGGGCGCTGATGATCGCGCGCACCGAGGTCGTCCGGGCCTCGACGGCCGGGACGCTCGCGTCCTGGGATGCGGCGGTAAAGGGCGGGCTGCTGTCGCCGCGCAGCCGCAAGGTCTGGATCGTGACCGACGACGATCGGCTGTGCCGGTTCTGCCTGGGCATGGACGGCAAGACGGCAATGGTCGGGAACGACTTCATCGGCGGGCGGTTCGGCAAGGTGAGCGGGCCGCCGCTGCACCCGAACTGCCGGTGCGCGATCGGCATCGAGTCGGTGCCGGTGGAACGGAGACGGAGGGCCGCGTGAGCGAGACCGCGCGCATCGAGCTACCGGTCGGGAGCGTCGTGCTGCCGGCCGCGGCGGCGTCGACCCTGCCGAAGCCGCGCGACTGGCGAAAGATGGCGATCGAGGCCGGCATCCGGCTCGACATCGCCGAGACGCAGGCGAAGGACCTGCGCATCGCCGCCGACGAGGCGCGTGCGCGGTTCACGAAGTACAAGGGCCGGCTCGACGCCTCGCAGGCGCGCGTCAACGAGCTGGAGGTCGAGCGCATCAAGCTCGCCACCGAGAACGACGAGCTGCGGGCGCAACTCGCGCGCCAGGCCGAGATCTCGAGGAAGGTCTACGAGTTCCGCAAGTCGATCCTGGAAGGTCCGCTCTGGGACCTGTTCGTCGAGACGTCAGTCAGTCCGGCCATCGAGCCGGGCGGGGAGCAGAAGGCATGAGGACGCACACGCGATGGACGCCACGGCTCGGGTATCGCGCGGCCGTCATCGGGTTCGACGACCCGCCGCCGCCACAGCCGGACGCGAACGAGGCGCTCGAGCGGCTAAAGTTCGAGGCCGAGCAGGCGAGGGCCGAGGCCGCGAAGGCGAAGCTGGCGCTCGAGGAAGCGAAGAAGGCGCAGCCGAGCGACGAGCAGCGCGCGCGCTGGGCCGAGCTGGAGGCGCAGGCCGAGAAGGCCGAGCAGGACCGCGCGATGAAGGCCGGCGAGTTCGAGACCCTGAAGGGCCAGCTGACGTCGCGCTACGAGAAGGAGATCGACGGCCACAAGCAGGCGACCGCGAACGCGCTCGCCAAGGCCGAGGCGCTCGAGCGCGACATCGAGAACGAGATGATCGCCCGCGAGTTCGCGCAGGCGCAGACGCTGTTCGGGCCGACCGGCAAGACGATCTGGTTTCCCGAGGTGGCCGAGACGTACTTCCGGCGCAACGTCGTCGTCGAGAAGCTGGACCAGAACGGCAAGACGGTCCGCCGCGTGATCGTGCGGAACAACGCCGGCACGACAATCCTCGACAACAAGGGCGCGCCGATGGCGTTCGCGAAGGCGATGGAGGAGCTGATCGACAACCACCCGCAAAAGGACGCGATCCTGCGCGGGAGCGGCAAGGTCGGAGCTGGTAGCTTCGGCGGGTCCCACGGCACGTCAGGCGACATCGACGTGACCAAGCTGCGGGCGAGCGACTTCGGCGACGAGAAGGTCCGCGACGCTGTGCGCAAGTCGCAGGCGGCGTCAGGCGGCCTCCAGATCGCGCCGGGATTCGCGAAGCTCCGCAACCGCGGCAAGTAGGCCCGCGGCGGTACGGCACGGAAGGGACTAAGGCACATGGCAAGGACGATGACGCGGTGGACGCCGAAGGCGGGTCCGCGGCGCGCGATCGTCGGGTTCGCGGGCGAGACCACGACGACGACGCTCACGGAGATGCTGCGCAACGCGTCGTGGAACAGCTCGCAGCTCTACTTCGCGGAGCGGCCGGGCGTGAGCGGCTTCGTCACGGTGAAGGACATCACGGGCGAGGACACCCTCGTCGCGCGGTTCCCGATCTACGACAAGGTGAGCGCGGCGGCGATCTCGGAGGCGTCGGACTTCACGACGAACTCCGCGCTCGACACGACCGGCTCGGCCGACGCGTCCGTCAGCGAGCACGCGATCCGCTTCGAGATCACGGACCTCTCGGTCGGCGCGACCGTCGAGGACGTGATGTCGCCGTCGAACATGGTCTCGCAGAAGGCGATCAGCGAGGGCGGGATCGCGGGCCGTGCGGCGGGCGAGGCGCTCCAGCGCCTGCAGGACCAGGACATCTGCGCGCTGTTCTCGGCGTTCGACTCCTCGACCGGGTCGAACTCGGGGCCGCTCACGCAGACCCTGTTCATCGCGGCGGTGACGCAGCTCAACATCGACAACATCCCGACCGACCAGCGGGTCGCGGTGCTGCACGCGAAGCAGTGGCAGGCGCTCCTGCCGGTGTTCGATGACGCGAACGTGTTCGGCGCGCAGGGGCAGGAGATCATCAGCTCGGGCGCGGTCGGCACGATCTACGGCGTGCTCATCTTCGAGACGAACAACGTGCGGACGGCGACCGTCTCGACCTCGACCGTCTACGCGGGCTGCGTGATGCATCCGACGGCGATCGGCCTCGGCGTTAAGGGCTCGATGCCGCAGATCGAGGCGGAGCGGAAGGCGTCCCTGCGTGCGACGCAGCTCGTGGCGACCGGCGTCTGGGGCGAGATCGAGTACCGCGGTCAGGCGACCACGAACGGGCGCGGCGGCGCGGGCGTTTTCTTCTACAGCAACACCACGAACTAAGCCGGGCCGGGTTCGCCCGGCTCGTCTCGCGAGGCATGGCGTGCGCGCACGCTGGAGCAGCCGCTCAGCAGGCGCGCACGAGGCGCTAACCATCCCGCAATCACGCGGGGACCCGTGGGCCGGCGGGCTGGCCGTCCCGATCGAGCGCGAGGGAGGCGTATGAGTCTGAAGCTCGTCCCGTTCAGCGACGTCTGGATCGACCACGACAAGATCGACATCCACGCCATCTACAAGCGGCCGCGCTTCATCGAGGACGCCTACGGCGAGACGCAGCGTGAGTACGTCAACGGGCTGCCGACCTGGGACCTGACCGGCCCGCTGCCGGTCCGCCTGCACAACCGCTGGCGCTCGAAGGGGTTCGAGTACGTGACGCTCGCGAACCGGGAGTCGCTGCGGACGGCCGCGCGCGCGGGCACGCTGCCGCCGGGCACGAAGATCGACGACTTCGACCAGCACCAGACCGGCGGGCCGTGGAACTACAAGCGCTACGCCGAGGGCCAGACCGAACTGGTCACGCAGGCGGCGAAGCAGCTCGAGGAGGACGTCGCGCTCTACGGGTCGGACGCCGTCGAGGGCCTCCGGCGCCGGTACGAGCCTGGGTTCGTGCTGCCGGAGAAGCTGCGCGGCATCCCGGCGCCGAAGCCGGCGAAGGCCGAGAGGGCGAGCTAGTGCGCGTCGCCATTGGCCTGCTCATGGCGAACGGGTTCGCGATGTATCCGCCGTTCGTTATGGGCTGGACGCGCATGCTGCAGGGGCTGCTCACTGGCGCGCTGAACGCGCCAGGCGGACCGCAGGTGACGGAGGTCAACGTCGTCTACGGGCAGGACTTCCCGATCGACCACGCACGGAACCGGATGCTGCGGCTAATTCTCGACGATGACCCGCGCAGCGAATGGGTGCTGTTGCTTGACGTCGACATGTCGCACCCGCCAGACACGCTGCATCGCCTGCTGGCGCACGGCAAGGACGTCGTGACGGGACGCTACACGATGCGTAAGCCGCCGTTCTTCTCCGTCGCTATGCGAAAGACGGGAGACGGTCCGACCGACTACCAGGCGATCGAGAAGGTCGAGCCGGACGTGACCGGCCTGCTGCCAATCGACGCAGCCGGCGCAGGCTGCCTGCTGGTGTCCCGGCGCGCGCTGCTACGTATTCGTGACCTGATCGGCGACGACTGGTTCCGCTACCAGGACGGGCCTGACGGAAAGCGGTCGCGCAGCGAGGACATGTGGTTCTTTGAGGCCGCGCGCGAGGCCGGGTTTCAGCCATACCTGGACGCCGACCTCTGGTGCGGGCATATCGCATCGTTCGTCGTCGACCCGAAATACCACGAGCCATACGCCGAGGCGTTCAAGCAGGCGGTGCCGGCATGAGTCGCGGCGCAGGCGACAGCATCGAGATCGTCCGGCGGTCGTCGGGGCCGAAGGAGTTTATCGCGATCGGCATCCCGACCTACGGCACGGTCGACATCTTCTGGGCGACGCGGGCGTTCGGCATGCTGCGGCACCCGATGAACCGCGACGTCCGACAGTACATCATTCTCGGTCAGGAGGTCGGCCTGGCGCGGAACGAGATCGTCGCGAAGGCGCTCGCCGTCGAGAAGAGCGACCCGACGAAGCGCTGCTCGCACGTGTTCTTCATCGACGACGACGTCTACCTGCACCCGGAGTCGCTGCTGAAGCTGCTCTCGGACGCGCGGCCGATCGTCGGCGGGCTCTATTTCGCGAAGACGCAGGTGCCGCAGGCGCTCGTGCTCATGGAGGACGGCGTCGAGACGAAGTGGTTCCCTGGCGAGATCGTCGACTGCTGGGCGCACGGCATGGGCATGACGCTGATCCAGGCCGACGTGTTCCGGCGCCTGCGCGACGAGACCGACCTCGGGACCGACGCGCGCGGGAACCCGAACTGGTTCGAGACGCAGCAGGACGCGCCGGTGCTGAAGGCGGACGGGACACCGGCGTTCCACAGTCACACGGAGGACGTCGCGTTCCTGCGGCGGGCGGCCGCGCTCGGCTACCAGCCAGGCGTCGACACGAGCGCGCCCGCGTTCGGCTTCCACTACTCGCGCGCGGAGCAGAGGGGCTACCCGCTGAAGCAGTGGTTCGAGTTCCAGCAGCACGGGCGGATCACGTGGACGGACACGCCGGACGGCGTGCCGGTCGTCTGGGAGAACGCGGCGTGAGGCTTGACAGTTTCGACCGCTGGATCGGCGGCCATATCACGTTCGGGCCGGTTACGGTCTATGGCCGCAACGCGATGCACTTCGCGGTCAACGTCAGGATGTTCGGCGGCTACTTGTGCGTCAGGTTGCCGCTCACGTGCTTCGGCAGATGGTGGCCGCTCTACGCCTACTGGTCTCAGAACGCGACGCCGTGGCATCACACGACGCGCGGGTTCGGCGACATCGAGCCCGATATGTGCGTTTGCGACGAGTGCTACGAGACCGGCAGTGGTCGCTACTCGGATCCGCGCGAATACGAGAACCTGAAGGAGTATCGCGCGTGAGGCAGCTGACATCGTCGCGGCGGACGAAGGACGAGGTGCTCGACGGCATCCGGGGCGACTACGAGGCGCACGGCGACGCGATCGCGTCGTTCCATAAGGCGTTCTACAACAGCCTGCAGACGTGGTGCATGACGTCGTTCGAGGGCGTGCCGGTCCTGAAGAACCCGATCGATATGTGGGTCATGCAGGAAATCATCTGGGAGCTGCGGCCGACGCTGATCATCGAGACCGGGACGGCGTTCGGCGGCTCGGCGCTGTTCTACGCGCGGTGCCTCGACAAGCGCGGGCCTGGCGCGGTGATCTCGATCGACTGCGACCCGCACGACGCGCTGCCGAAGCACCCGAAGATCCAGTTCGTGCGCGGGTTCTCGGTGCAGCCGGACATCGTCGCCGCGGTCCGGGAGTGCGCGTCGTCGCACCCGCGCGTGATGGTCGTGCTCGACTCGGACCACAGCAAGCAGAACGTGCTCGACGAGCTGCACGCCTACGCGGACCTCGTGACGCCTGGGCAGGTCCTCGTCGTCGAGGACACGAACCTGAACGGGCGGCCGGTCGAGCAGGACTGGAACGGCGGGCCGGGGCCGGGGCCGGCGGTCGACGAGTGGCTGCCGGAGCACCCGGAGTTCGAGTGCGACCTGCTCGGCGAGCGCTACTTGCTGACGATGCATCCGGGTGGATGGTTAAGGAGGGTCAGTTAGATGGCGAAGACCTCACTCGAGAGTCGCAGGGAAGCCGCGCAGCGCGCGCACGCGATCACCGCATCGCAGGGCGGCTGCTACGCGGGCAGCCCGTGGAAGGGCACCTACGACAAGCCGGTCCCGCGCACGGCGAAGGCCGGGCCGACGGCGCGCAAGAACCCGCGCGACGCGCGCTACTACCGGTGAACCCATGACGATGACACAGGACGAGATCATGCGGAAGTTCATGGAACTCGAGGCGCGCGTCACGCTGCTCGAGCTGTCGTGCCCTGGCTGCGAGAAGTTCGACATCACGATCAAGGACAAGGTCGCCGAGGCAGAGGCCGCCGAAGCTGACCGCGAGAAGCACGCCGCGCCGAACGGGGACTTCTAAATGCGCGACAGCCTCAAGAAGTCGATCGACCACACGCCGGCGAGGGGGTTCGAGCGCTACCCGAAGGGGAGCCTCGTGCTCTGCAACGCCTGCTCGAAGCCGGTCTTCCGGCTCGACGTCTCCGTCTCGCTCGGCGAGAAGGCCGGGCAGGCGGCGCGCGCCTTCAAGCCGTGCAGCGTGCAGGACCTGTTGACGCTGGCGAACCGCGAGGACGTCGACGCCGGCATCCTCGCGCTGGTGCGGTCGATGACGCTCGAGCAGATGCAGGCGCACGTCGCCTCGCTGCGCGAGATGAAGTCGGGCGATCCGATGATCTGCCCGGCCTGCGGCGACTGCTTCGTGCAGGTCGTCAGCGTCGACCGCGAGGAGGCGCTCGACCGGAGCTACACCGTCGAGATCCTGACGATCCCGCCGCAGGGCCGGATGACGGCCGTGCGCGGCAAGAGCGTCGGCGTCAACGCCGACCGCGGGCAGGGGTGGCTTAACTAATGGCGCTCGTCGTCGACGACACGCCCGGCGGCGCGACGGCGAACAGCTACGCCGACGTCGCGCTCGGCGACACCTACCACGAGGCGCATCTCTACATGACGTCCTGGGAGGACGCCAGCGAGGACGAGAAGGGCCGCGCGCTCGTGACGGCGACGCGGATGCTCGACACGTGGTTCGACTGGGTCGGCACGGTCGCGAGCGACACGCAGGCGCTGCGCTGGCCGCGCATCGACGCCTACGACCCGGACGGGCGCCTGCTGGCGAGCGACGAGATCCCGGCCGCGATCGCGAACGGGACGATCGAACTCGCGCGCGAGCTGCTCGCCGGCAACCGCGAGGCCGACAGCGACACCGAGACGCAGGGCATCAAGAGCGTCAAGGCCGGCTCGGTCGACATCGAGTTCAAGGAGAGCGTGACGTCGAAGCCGATCCCGGACGCGGTGCAGTCGATGCTGAGCCACTACGGCACGATACGGTCGCGCTCGGGTAGCGGCAGCGTCCTCGTCCAGAGGGGGTAGCCATGGGTCTGGCAAACATCGTCCGGAACGCGGTCGCGACGGCCGACACGATCACGAAGGACCTGCAGGCGACGGTAACGCACTACGCCTGGACCGGGCAGAACGACACCGCGGCGCCGACCTACGGCAGCGGCGTCAGCCGGAAGGCGATCGTCGAGATGAAGCAGCGGCTGGTCCGGAAACCGAACGGGGACGAGATCGTCGCGCGCGCGCGGGTGATGTTCCTGGCGCTGCCGACGGCGAACGGCGCGTCCGGCCGCCGCGAGCCGATCGACCCGCGCGACAAGATCGTGCTCCCGGACGGGACGACCGGGCCGATCCTCGACGTGACGGGCCTCGTCGACGCGGAGTCGACGACGGGGCGCTCCTACTTCGCGGAGGTGTGGCTTGGATAGTGGCGTCGAGGTCGACACCGCGAAGGTCCGCGCCAGCCTCGACAGGCTCGCGTCGCGCTTCCCGAACGAGGTCGCGCGCGCCCTCTACGAGGAGGCGCAGATCGAGATGACCGAGGCGAAGCGGCGCACGCCGGTCAAGACCGGTGCGCTGCGCTCGACCGGGCACGTCGACGACCCGACCGTGTCGTTCGGCGGCGACATCTCGGTGACGCTCGGGTTCGGCGGGCCGGCGGCGCCCTACGCGGTCAAGGTGCACGAGGATATGGACGCGTTCCATAGAGTTGGACAGAGCAAATATCTCGAGAGCGTGATCATGGAGTCGCGGCCCTACATGGCGGCGCGCATCGCGCGGCGCATCCAGCTCGAGAGGCTGCTCTAGGTGCTGAGCGCGGAGTTCGGCGCGCGGCTGACGGCGCAGGGCCTGACGACCGGCTACACGGTGATCCGCAACACGGTGCCGGCGCTGCCGGACAAGGTCATCGTCGTCACCGAGACCGGCGGCTCCGGGCCGTCGCAGACGTTCGACGGGCAGACCGTCGAGAACCCGAACGTGCAGGTCGTCGTCCGGGGCCTCGCGGACGACTCGGACGGGCCGCGGCTGACGGCCGAGCGCATCTACCAGGCGGCGATGAACTGGGGCGCGTTCTCGCAGTCGTCGGTGCGGTTCCTGTCGGTGACGCCTCTCGCGGCGCCGTTCCCGAGGGGCAAGGACGACAACCGGCGCGTCGAGTGGGTGGTTAACTTCGCGGTCGAGAAGGAGCTGTCGTCAACCGCATGAGCGAACAGAAGACGCTGCACGTGGACGCCGCCTACTGGGATCGCGGCTGGCGCAACGTGCCGGACATGACCGGCGCACGGCGCCTGCTCGACGCGCCGGACCTGCGGGAGATCGCGGCCGCGCTCGTGATCGAGCTGCCGCTGCGGGATGTGCTCGACGTCGGCTGCGGGACCGGGCGCGCGGCGCAGGTCTGCACGAGCTACGTCGGGACCGACATCGCGCCGTCGGCGATCGAGTACTGCGAGCGGAAGAAGATCCCGGCCATGCTGATGACCGGGTCGCACGACCTTCCGCCAGGCCAGTTCCAGACCGTGCTGTGCATCTCGGTTTTCACGCACATGGGCCGCGACGAGCGCAGGGCATACCTGGCGGCGTTCGCGCGAAAGGCGGACGAGCTGATCGCCGACATCATCATCGGCGACGGGACCGGCGACGTCGCGGTCTGGACGGCGGTGCGCGAGGAGTTCGAGGCCGACCTGCGCGAGGCGGGCTACGTGCACAGCCATCCGGTCGACTTCCAGTGGGACGACCACGTGCACAGCTACTACTTCGCGGAGCAGGTCGCGTGAGGCCGCCGGTGCCGCTGCCGACCGCGCCGCCGTTCGTCTCGCTCTACACGCCGACGTTCCGCCGTCCGCAGGCGCTCGTGAGGAACATCGAGAGCGTCGCGCGGCAGACGGCGCGCGAGCACGTCGAGCAGGTCATCGTGCCGGACCACGTCGGCCACGGCATCGCGTGGGGCCTGTTCGGGCGGATCAAGTGGTACGCGCCAGCGCTGCGCGGCCTCTACGTCGCCGTCGTCGCCGACGACGACCATCTCGCGGCCGACGACGTCGTGGCGAAGGTGAAGGCGTTCGCCGAGGCGCACGACTTCCCTGAGGTGATCGTGGTCCGGGCCGTCAAGAACGGGTTCGAGTATCCGACGTGCCAGGTCGGCAAGGGCGGCCCGCCGCTGGTCGCCGAGGTCGACCTGTGCTGCTACATCGTGCGGTCCGACGTCTTCGCGCGGCACGCGGCCGACTACGGCGCGCGCTACGAGGGCGACTTCGATCACGCGAAGGTGCTCTACGACGCGGGCTACCGCCACGAGTTCTGCGACGTCCTCTGGGTGGACGGCGCGGCGAGCAACGGGCGACCGGAGACCGACTGGCCATGAAGGGAATCGTCACGGCGTTCTGGGACTTCAAGCCTGGACCGGTAGCCGCGATCTGGCGCGCGGTCTGGCGCGCGACGGGGAGGCCGGGATGCCTCTACCGCTACGGGTTCATGAAGGTGCCGATGACCGGCAGCATCGATCTGGTGTCCCGGTGAGCTACGTCACGCCCTCAAAGGTCTTCGCGCACCTTGACCGCCTGCACGCCTGGAAGGTCGGGGCGAAGCCGGCGCCGGTGACGCTCGAGTGGGATCTCTCGAACCGCTGCGTGCTCGGGTGCCAGGACTGCCACTTCGCGCACACGCACACGCGCGGCCCGTGGGTCACGAAGGACCGGCGGCTGCCGATGGCGTTCGACGCCTGCGGCGACCTCGCCGACGGGCACGTGGTCCGACGGGCGTTGCGCGAGGCCAAGCTCAGCGGTGTAGAAGGCGTTATTTGGACTGGCGGCGGGGAGCCGACCACGCACCCGCAGTGGGCCGAGATCGTCGCGTATACGGCCAGCCAGGGCCTACGGCAGGGCATGTATACCCTTGGCGGCCTGCTGACGGCGGACTCAGGGGCACTCCTGGCCCGGTGCGCCGACTGGGTCGTCGTCAGTCTCGACGCGCCGGACGCCGAGACCTACGGCCGGGAGAAGGGCGTCCCGGCGGAGCGGTTCGAGGCGGCCTGCGCCGGGATCCGACACCTGGTAGCCGAACCGCGATCGGGCTGCGCGGTCGGCGTCTCGTTCCTGCTCCACGGCGGCAACTGGCACCGGGCGGCGGAGATGCTGCGCCTCGCGCGCGAACTCCGCGCGACCTACGCGACCTTCCGTCCGGCGATCCGGACGTCGCCGGACCGGCCGGCCGACTGCGACGACGACCGGCGCTGGGTGACCGAGGCGATGCCGACGCTCGAGTGGCTCGCGGCCGAAGAGGACGTCGTCTGCGACCCGCCACGGTTCGCGGCCTACCGCGATTGGGCCGGGCGCGACTACGACACGTGCCACGGGATCAAGATGAGCGCGACGGTGACGCCGGACGGGCGCATGTGGGTCTGCCCGCAGAAGCGCGGCGTGCGGGACGCGCTGCTCGGCGACCTGACGACGGAGCCGTTCTCGGAGATCTGGGCGCGGCACCCCGGCAAGTGGACGGACTTCTCGCAGTGCCGCGTGATGTGCCGACTGCATCTCGTCAACCAGCAGCTCGCGCCGGTCTTCGCGGACTACGCGCACGCGGCGTTCGTATGAGGGAGATCGCCAGGCAGCTGGCCGTCATTCTCGGTGCGACCCTCGGGCTGTTCGTGGCTGAATGGCTGCGGTGATGCGCTGCAAGGAATGCCGGCGGCACTGCGGGCCGGGCAATACCACGGCGACCGGGAAGTGCATCTTCTGCGCGCCGCCGGACGAGTGGAAGCCGGAGTGGACGGACTTCGGCGAGAAGGTCGTCGTGGCGCTCCACGGTCGCGAGTGCGTCATCAAGCTGAGGGATAAGGCGTGAGAATCCTGCTGGTGCATCCGGGCGCGTCGATGTCGACGGCAGACGTCTACAACGGCCTGCTCGCCGGGCTCAAGCCGCGCGGTCACGAGATCTACGAATACGCGCTCGACGCGCGCATCGAGCGGGCCGGCGCGTGGCTGACCTACAACTGGCGGAAGGGCGGGAAGCAGGACGAGCTGAAGCCGCAGGCGGCCGACATCCTCTACATGGCCGGCGAGGAGCTGATCGCGCGCGCGCTGCGGCTGCAGCCGGACGTCGTGTTCGTCGTCAGCGGGATGTATCTGCACCCGGACATCTTCGTGCTCCTGCGCCGCGCCGGGCTGAAGGTCGCGGTATTACTAACCGAGTCGCCCTACGACGACGAGCGGCAGGCGCGCGTCGTCGACCTCGCCGACCTGACGTGGACGAACGAGCGGCTGAGCGCGCGCACGCTCGGCGTCAGCTACATGCCGCACGCGTGGGCGCCCGAGGTGCACACGGCGGACCCTGACGTCGACGAGGGCGAGGTCCCGGCGCACGACGTCGTCTTCGTCGGGACCGGGTTCGCCGAGCGGCTCGAGACGCTGGCGGCCGTCGACTGGACCGGCATCGACCTCGGGATCTACGGCTCGTGGGACCTGATGGGATCGCGGAGCCACCTGAGGCAGTACCTGCGCGGGAGCTACGTCGAGAACAAGTTCGCGGCGGCCCTCTACCGGAAGGCGAAGATCGGCCTGAACCTCTACCGGTCGTCGAAGGGGTTCGGCAAGGACGCGCCGCGCGTCGACCACGCGGAGAGCCTGAACCCTCGCGCCTACGAACTCGCGGCGACCGGGTGCTTCACGGTGAGCGACTACAGAGCGGAAGTCACGGAGACGTTCGGCGACCTCGTGCCGACGTTCTCGCACGCGTCCGAGATCAGGCCACTGCTCGACAGGTGGCTGACCGACGACGCCGGACGCGAGCGCGTCAAGGCGCAACTGCCGAAGGCCGTGGCGGGGCACACGTGGCACGCACGTGCCGCACGCATCGAGTCGGATCTGCAGGCCGTGGGCATCGGGGCAGGCCAGGCAGCACACGCGGCAGCGGTCTAGAACGCGCCGCGAGGAGTGCACACATGGCTCGTTATCACGGGAAGAAGGGCGTCGTCTACATCTCGACCAGCGGCAGTGGCAACGCCATCGCCGCGGTCGGTCTGCGGTCGTGGTCGCTGAACTCGCCGACGGACAAGATCGACGTCACGGCGTTCGGGGATTCGAACAAGCAGTACGTTCAGGGTCTGCCTGACGCCACGGGCGATCTGGCCGGCTGGTGGGACTCGGCGTCGGACGACCTCTACGACGCGTCGCGCTCGGCCGACGGCTGCAAGCTCTATCTCTACCCGTCGAGCGACGCGCCGACGAAGTACTGGTACGGCCCGGCGTGGGTCGACTTCACGGTCAGCACCGCGAACGACGCGGGCGTCGAGGTCTCGGCGAGCTTCGTCGCGAACGGCGCCTGGGGCCAGCTGTAGTTAGCGCAGGGACTCGGCGCCTCCGCAATAGGGCGGTTGGCGCCGGTCTCGCGGTTAGGGGAGAGCGATCATGTTTGCGTCAAGGATCACGGGCACCGTGCAGGTCGGCGACGTCGTCGTCACGATCGCGAAGCTGTCGTGGAAGAAGCTGCGCGAGGCGTCCGAGGCGAACACCGAGAACCAGCTTGCGACCGCGCGCGCCGTCGGGCCTGAGATGATGCGCGCGTTCAGGGAGATGGGCGAGACCGCGAAGGATGAGGCCGCGAAGCCGGGCGACCGCTACAAGGGCTACGACCGCGAGAAGGTCCTGCTCGCCGGCATCCGTTCGTGGACGGCGCCGGAGAAGGTCACGCCGGACACGGTCGGCGATCTCGAGACGGCGGCGGCCGACGAGATCTTCCGCGCCATCATCGACCTCTCGGTTCCGGAGAAGGAGGTCGCCGAGGCGCAGCGGGGGGAATACTCAGGGGCGTCCACCGGCTCCTAGACGACGCGACGGACCCGAAGGCGCCCGGCGAGGCGCGCTGGCTGATGCTGGTATCGCGCGTCTGCGAGGACTTCGGATGCCTGCCGTCGGTCGCCGTGCGCGAGCTGGAGGACGACCCGTCGCACATCGCGCTCGCCGTGCTCGACGTGCGCGAGTACGCGCGCTGCAAGGACGCCTACGAGACGCCAGCCGGGGAGAAGCGGGAGAAGGCGCTCGAGCGCTACTACAACGGCGTCGAGATGAGGCCGGTGCTGCAGGCGGTCGAGGCGAACGCGACGGCGCTGTTCGTGGAGCGCAACCCGAATATCAGACTGGGGCACAAGAAGGCATAGATGGCGATCTCCATCGGCACCATCGAGGCAGTCCTCAGGCTGCGTGACGAACTCACGCCGACGCTGAAGCGCGTCTCCGACGACATAGTCCAGCTCGGCTCGACCATGCGCCGGACCGGCACCGAGGTGCGTGAGCTGGGCTCCGCCATGACCGTCGGCATCACGGCGCCACTTGTCGCCGGCGCTGGCGCCGCGCTGAAGTTCTCGGCCGACTTCGAGAGCGCGATGACGAAGGTCGGCACGATCACGAACATCGGCATCGACGGCATCGCCGACATGCGGCAGGAGATCCTCGACCTCGCGCCGACGGTCGGCATCGGCCCGACGCCGCTCTCCGAGGCGCTGCTCGTCGTCGCGTCGACCGGACTCAAGGGCGCCGATGCGGTCGCCGTCCTGACGGCCGCCGCGAAGGCGTCGGCGATCGGCCTCGGCGACACGAAGGACGTCGCCCGTGCGGTCACGTCCGCCATCAAGGCCTACGGCATCGAGAACATCACCGCCGAGGAGGCCACCAACAAGCTGTTCGTCGCCGTCAAGGAAGGCGGCGCCGAGGCGACGGAGTTCGCCGGGACGCTCGGCCGCGTGGTCGGCATCGCGTCGCAGGTCGGCGTGTCCTTCGACGAGGTCCTGGCGTCAATGGCCACGTTCACGCGCCTCGGCGTCAACGCGTCCGAGGCCGCAACCGCGCTGCGCGGCATCCTGGGCACGCTCGCCGACCCGTCAAAGGAGGCCGCCGAGGAGCTGCTCAAGGTCGGCACGTCCGTCGACGAGCTGCGCGCGTCGGTCAAGGAGAAGGGCCTGCAGGCCGCCCTCGGCGACCTCGTCGTCGCGTTCAGGGGCAACGAGGACGCGATGGCGAAGGTGTTCGGCAACGTCCGCGCCCTCGCCGGCGTCATGGGCACGGCCGGCGCGCAGGGCGAGGCCTACGCCGAGGTCCTGCGGAGCATCTCCGGCGCGAGCAACGAGGCCGACGAGGCGTTCAAGGAGACGTCGAAGACGATCGCGTTCTCGTGGAACCAGGCGATGGCGAAGGCGCAGGCGCTCGCCATCCAGTTCGGCGACGCGATCGCGCCGGTCTTCCGCGACGTCATCCCGCACGTCTCGGCTCTCGTCGACTGGCTGTCGCGGGTCGTCTCGTGGTTCTCGACGCTGCCGCCTGGCGTGCAGACGGCCGCGGTCGCGTTCCTCGCGCTCGTGGCGGCGCTGGGTCCGCTCACCTACCTGCTCGGGAACCTGATGGCCATCGCCGGCGGCGTGACGAAAGTCATCGGCGCGGTCGCTGGCGCGTTCACCGTGCAGGCCGGCGCCGCCGGGCTCAGCAGCCGCGCGCTCGGCGCGAACGCCATCGCCGCTGGCGCCGCCGCGATCGCGCAGGACGGACTCGCGAAGGCGCTTAAGTTTGCCGCTGGTGAGCAGCTCGCGTTCAACTTCATGGCGGCGTCCGGGTCGCAGATGCTCCTGCCGCTGAGCGGCGCCATGGCCGCGACTAGCGCAGCGACGACCGCCGTCGGCACGGCCGCGGCGACAGCCTCAGTCGGCGTCGGCACGCTCGTGACCGCGCTCGGCTTCCTGATCGCGCCGCTCGCCGCCGCGGCCTACGGCCTCCACGGCCTGTTCACGATGAGCCAGTCCGACATCGACAAGTGGGCCGAGTCTGGCGCCTTCGCGGTCGGCGAGTTCGGGACCGCCGTCGTGAGCACGACGAATAAGGTGACGTCGAGCGTCCACGGCATGTCGAGCATGCTGCAGGGCACCGCCGAGGAGGTCAACAAGCAGTGGGTCGCGATGCAGCTGGACCGCCAGGTCGCGCAGCTGACCGCCGAGTTCAACCACCTGACCGATTCGGTCCGCCCGACCGCCGAGCAGTTCAACTCCTTCTACACGCGCGCGAAGGCGCTCGCCGACCAGGGCGCGAAGCTCGGCGTGACGCTGAGCGGCGTCGTCGCCGGCGGCCTGCGCGACGTGAAGAAGGCGACCGAGGGCGTGAAGCTCGTCAAGCTGAACGAGGAGGCCCAGAAGCTCGCCGACTCGCTCGGCAAGGACATCAAGAAGGCGGCGGCGGACTACGTCTCGGCCGTCGAGAGCGTCGGCGGCATTACGCAGCTGACGCGCGACGAGCAGCTGGCCTACGCCGACGCGCTCGACGCGGCGATCGAGAAGCTGAAGCTCGCCGGCCCGACCGCCGAGAACCTGCTCCTGAAGTACCAGGCGCTGCGCTTCGAGCTGCCGCAGGTCGAGCGCGCAGAGCGCCTCCACGCGAACGCGCTCGGCCTGACGCAGATGGCGGCCGACAAGGCGGAGACCGAACTCACGCTGTTCCTGAAGACGCTGAAGGAGATCGGCCCGACGCTCGACTCGCTCAGCCACATGCCGCCGCCACCGGTCTTCTTCGACGTCAAAAATATCCGCCTGCAGTCGATGGCCGGCGCGCGCGCCGCGCAGGAGCAGTGGCTGGATGTCATGCGCGAGATTGGCGACGCGACGCCGGAGACTATCGCGCCGCCGGGCATGTGGCAGCAGGTCAAGGGCATTTTTCAGTCGAACCTCGGCAGTCTGAACGACATCTTTATGCGCGCGTTCGAGGGCGGTGGCGGTGTCGGCGGGGCGATTCAGTCGTTCGCGACGAAGGTCACGTCGAACCTGCTGAAGATGGTCCCGGTCATCGGCGAGTTTCTGTCGCAGTTCGCCGGCGCGATCGTCTCTGGCGTCAAGAAGATCTTCGGCGGCTTGTTCGGCGGCGTCAGCGAGGCGGAGAAGGCTGGGCGCAAGCTGGCCGACCAGTTTCGCAAGGGCCTCGAGGATGGCCTTAACGACAGCCAGCGCACCGAGGCCGGGAACGATCGGTGGAAGATGTCGCTGATCGCGATCCGCGACGCCTACCTCGCCGTCGGCCGGACGGCCGCAGACGCGAACGCGATTGCGGAGCGCCTGTGGCGCGCCGAGAAGCAGGGCGCCGACGCGGTCAGGAAGGTCATCGACGAGATCAACGTCGCGTTCGAGGAGCAGAAGCGGCTGACGGCGTTCTTTGAGGACGTGCTGCCGTCCGCGCTCGACGAGGTCGCCAAGTCTGGCGGGCTCGTGACCGCGGAGTTCCGCGACATGCTAACGACGCTCGAGCGAATGGGTCCGGCCACGGAGGCCATTAACGAGTTCTTCCTCGGCCAGGCGAACCGCGCGTCTGGCGGGCTCGCGGCCGCGCTGAAGGCCGGCGCCGACGCGACGCGAACGCTCAAGGACCGGACCGACGACCTGCGCAAGGCGCAAGAGGCGCTGAACGAGGCGCGCCAGCGGTTCGGCGTCGGGTCGGACGAGTACGACGACGCGATCGACAAGGTCCGCGAGCTGACCGCCGAGATCGACAAGCAGCGCAGCATCATCGGCGGCGCCGGCGTGACGAACGCGGCCTCTGCGATGGCGTTCGGCAACGCGATCGCGGCGACCTTCGCCATAATGGTCGAGCGCGGCATGGGATTCGCCGACGCGCTTCGGGCCATCGCGCCGGCGGTCGACGACCTGCGCGCGCAGCTCGAGGCGACCGGCCTGAGTGGCGGCGCGGCGTTCGACAAGATCGCGCGCCTCGCCGAGCTGGCGGCAGGCGAGATCACCGGGCCGATTCTCGAGAGCGTCGCCGGCCTTAACGACGCGCTGATCGGGCTGAACAACACGGGCCTCCTGAGCCAGGAGATGTTCGCTGGCCTGACTGGGCAGATCCGTCAGGCATTCGACGCGCTCGTGCAAAACGGCGCGACGGCCGAGGAGGCGCTGGCGCTGATGCAGCCGACGCTGCAGACCGTCTGGGAGCTGATGGAGGACTTCGGTCTCGAAGTCGACGCGGCGACCATGGAGCTGATCGAGCAGGCGAAGAACGCGGGCATTGTCGGCGAGGCGCACCGCGCCGCGAGCGAGAAGGCGCAGCGCGCACAGGAGCGCCTGGCGGCCGCGATGGAGCGCGTCGCAGACGTCCTTGAGCGCGTCTTCGGCGACGCCGGCGACCAGGTCGAGGAGTTCGAGTCGCGATCGGACATCGCGGTCAGCAACGTCACGGAGTTCTTCGACCAGCTGCGCAACGAGGTCGAGAACACCATGGACGCGGTCGACGACCTGGCCGACGCGATCGAGAACATGGGCGGCATAAGCGGTCCGAGCCACGGCGACAACCGCAGCGACGAGGACCGCATCGCCGAGTTCCTCCGCGACAACCCTGGCGACGAGCACCGCATCGGGTCGGCCCTCGGAATCCCCGGCTACGCGGGCGGCACGCACGGGAAGTTCGTCGACTTCGGCGCCGGTCAGACCGTGCGGCTCCACGGCAAGGAGCGCGTCATGACCGAGGGCGAGTCGACCGGCGGCGGCGTGGCGCGGATCGAGGTCCCGGTCTACCTGGACGGACGCGAGGTCGCGCGCGTCGTCGCGGAGAACCTGCCGGACGTGCTGGCGAAGATGGGCGTCAGGCCGTAGCAGATGCCGTCGATCACGCTCCAAGTCGGCTCGGTCGCGCTCGCCGGCACATACGTCGGCGTCGCGTTCTCTAACGCGAGCGCCGGAGCTGTCGCGTTCTCCGGCCACGCGCCGGTCGTCTCGACAAACCTGCGGCAGATCGCTATCCCCGCTGGCGCGCTCGTCGTCTCAGGCGCGCAGGGGCTGCTCGCGGTCACGGTGAAGCGGCAGCTGCAGGTCGGCGCGGTCACGACGACCGGCCGCGTGCCGATCGTATCGATCCTTGGCGGCACCGTGTCGCCGTCGGTCGGCCCGATCCGGCTGACAATTGGCGGCGTCGAGCAGACGCGGAAGGTCCAGAAGAACTCGCTGTCGCTGACCGACGACATGAACGCGCGGAACACGCTGACGTTCACGCTCTACGACAGGCTCGGCACGCTGCACCCTGACGTCGGCGAGGACGTCGTGCTCTACGACCAGGATGGCGTCACGCGACTGTTCGCCGGCACGATCGAAGAGCCAGAGGAGTCGTCCTACATGGCGCAGGACCAGGCGCCGATGTTCGTCCGCGTCACGGCCGTCGACTACAACCAGGTCGCCGACCGGCACATCGTCGCCGAGTCGTACGACAACCAGACGTTCACCGCCATCGCGAGCGACATTGTGTCGTCGTACCTGGCGCAGGACGGCGTGACGGTCGAGTCGATCTCGTCGGACGGCCCGACGTTCACGCGGAAGACGTTCAACTACGTCACGGCGGCCGAGTGCCTGAACCAGCTGAGCGAGGACACCGGCTACGCCTGGTGGATCGACTACGACAAGAAGTTCTACTTTGTTCCGCGCGACTCGCTCTACTCGCCGTTCGATGTCACGCTGGACAACTCGACGGCGCGTAAGCTTACGGTCAAGACGTCGCGGTCGCGCTACCGGAACCGTCACTACGTTCGCGCAGGCAAGGACCTAACCGACCCGCTGACCGAGTCGTTCGAGGGCGACGGCACGCTGCAGACGTTCACGGTCAGCCTTCCGATCGGCACCGAGCCGACGGTGACGCTCAACGGGAGCCCGCAGACGGTCGGCATCAGGAACGTCGAGGACGAGACGGCGTTCGACTGGTACTGGAACAAGGACTCGAACGAGATCTCGCAGCGCCGTGCCGCGGCGCCGATCTCCGTCACCGACGCGCTCGTGGTCGTGTTCCGCGGGCTCTATCCCGTGCTGGTCCAGGCGCAGGACGACGTCGAGGTCGCCGCGCGCGCCGCCGTCGAGGGCGGGTCCGGGCTCTACGAGACCATCGAGGACATCCCGGAGATCGACGACGCCGACACGGCCTTCGACGCCGCGCTCGCCAAGCTGCGGCGCGAGGGCCGCATTCAGCAGACGATCACTGTCGAGACCGACATGCGCGGGCTCAGGTCCGGCTATCTGCTGCGCATCGACGCGACGAAGCACAACGTCTCCGGCTACTACCTGATCCAGGCCGTACGCGCGCGCGACGTGGACGCGCAGTTCCTGCGCTACACGGCGACCGTCATCGACGGTGACGCCGTCGGCGGATGGATCGCGTTCTACCAGAAGCTGATGGCGCTCAGGCGGCAGAGCGTGTCGACCGACAACGAGCTGCTCCAAATGCTGCGTATGCATAGGGACGACGTCGCCGCCGCCGAGGCGATCGTGACCGACGCCGCGACGTACGCCAAGGAGACGCGCGTCGGCTTCGCGCTGGTCGGCCTCAGCGAGACAGGAGTGACGCCGTGACGGCAGCGAGGGGAGAGGTCGACGTCTTCGTACTCGACGCCGCGACCGGCGCGCTGCTGCGCCACCAGCGCGTCGCGAACCGCGTCGTTACGACCGGGCGGAACCAGATCAGAGACGCCGTCTACGACGGCACGATCTCGCCGCCGATTCGGTTCGCGCTCGGGACCGGGAACACCGCCGTCGCGGACGGCGATACGTCGCTCGTCAACGAGATCTGGCGCGACGTGTTCGCGACGAAATCGAAGAGCACCGCCTCCGTCGAATACAAGTACTTCCTGACGTCAGTGACCGCGAACGGCTACACGCTCAGCGAGGCCGGGCTGTTCGATGCCGCGGTCTCAGGCACGATGCACGCGCGCGTCCTGCTCGACCCTATCGTCAAGACGTCAGGCATCGCCGTTCTGTTCGTCTGGACGCTTACATGGAGTGCCGCCTGATGGCTGGATGGGCAACCGGCGACAACCACACCGAGAAGCGCCGCAACCGCGAGTGGGGGCCGCTCCGCCTGCTGATGCCGGTGTTCGACATCGCGAACGGCGGCAGCGTCACGGCCTCGGCCGCGCCGGCAGACGGCAACTACGTCACGACCGGCGAGGCGACGCACTACACAGCAGGGTCAGGCATCTCCGTCTCGGTAATCAAGAACATCACGATTACCAACCACGAGGCCGGATCGAACACCGCCCGCGTGCACCTCGTGCCGAACGGCGGGTCACGCCAGGCCGCGAACGCCATCTACTTCGGGACGCTCTACCTGAAGGAGACGGTCAGCCTGTCGGGACCGTTCTTTATAGACCCGAGCGACACCGTTCGGTCGATCTCGTCCGACGCGAGCGGCACGGACCTCAGCCTGCGCATCGACTACGAGGAGTGGACCGGGCACCCGGCCGGCGTCACGTGCATCGTCGACGACGGCGACGCGCTGACGACGTCGTTCGCGACCTACTACACGTGCCCGGCGTCGAATGTCCAGCACTCGAACGCGATCGTGCTCGCGTGCAACACGCACACGGCCGCCGTCGACGTGGAAATCGCGGTGATCCCGTCCGGGCAGGCGCAGGCGAACCGCTACAACATCTTCACCGGCAGCCTGCGGGCCGGCGACACGCTGTTCATGGGCGACGTGCTCGAACCGTTCATCCTCGAGCCAGGCGACTTCATTCAGGCGAAGGCGAGCACCGGCGCGGTCGTCGCGTTCCGTGTGACGCCGGTCGAATACGCGACTCCGTAGCTAGGGAGAAGGAGACAGTATGGCGATCTCGCGCACAGGGCCGACGCCGGCCGACGTGGTCTTCTGGAACGGCGTCGCCGTCCCGGCCGGTCAGTACGACGCCATGTTCACGCCAACGCTCGCCGACCTGATTAGCATGACCGGCGACCAGACATTCTGCTCGTTCACGGTGCCTGGCGGCACGTGGCGCGACGGGGAGGTCGTGATCGCCAGAATTATCGCCCTGCGGAAGAACAACACCGGCAGCCCGCAGGACACGACGATCCGCCTGTCGTTCACCGGCGCCGCGCTGACTACGATCGGCGGGCCGAACACGTGGACGGACAGCGCGACCGAGTTCCGCAACTTCGGTCACGTCCCGATGTTCCGCGGCGGGAGCAGCGTCTACGTCCCGACGACCGGATGGTCCGAGGGGACGGACCATCAGACCGGCTCACCGGACGACCTGATCACTAACACCCAGCGCTTCGACTCAGGGCAGGGGTTCATCGTCTTCACGCCGACGAACTTCACCAGCGACATCCTCGTGACGCTCGCGCTCAACGTGCCAGTGAATAGCGCGAACTGGTACTTCAAGCCGCGTCACGCCGCCTGCTACAAGACGATCCACTGGCCGTCGTTCGGATAAGCCGATTCTGATGGGGAGGTCCCGGCATGAAGCGCGATGACGACGACGCAACGACATCGAGATTGCGCGCCACGATTCGCGAGGAGCTGGCCGCTATACACGGCCTGAAGAAGAACGGCGACACGGCGCTCGAATACATCAAGCGCATCGTGACGCCCGAGCGCGTGATGCTGACGTTCCTGCTCGTCTACCAGCTTGGCGGCGAGGTGCGGAACGTCCGCTCGCAGCTCGACTCGCTCGCCGTGCGCGAGAAGGCGGTCACGCAGCAGCAGGCGCATCTGTCGCACCAGATGCAGTCGATGTCGACGCTGGTGCAGCAGCAGGGTGAGCTGCTCCTGTCGCAGAACGCGACCGTCGACGAACTGATGGTGCAGACGGACACGCTACGCCGGACGACGAGCGTGCTCGACGACCGCATCAACAACACCGTGACGCGGTCCGAGTTCGCGGCCGCCGTGACGCAGCGCATCCTGCCGCGCCTCGACCGCATCGAGCGGACGCTGGAGACGTCGAAGTAGGTGACGCGGCGACGGTGGGCGCGCCTGCCGAGGGGCAGGTGCTACAGACGGAGGCGGTAGATGGCAGCAGCAGACGCGCCGCGCCGGGACGACGCGCGCTACGCGCTCGTCCTGTGGCCTGACACGCCGAACCCGCTCTACAACGACGGCGACGAGGCGTCACCGTCGTGCATCGAGACGACCGCCGACGGGCAGGACTGCGTCGCGGTCGCGCTCGCGCGCGGCGCCGTCGTGGTCGCCGTCGAGCGCAGCGACTGGTGCACGCACACGCCGAGCCCGATCCCGTCGCAGCGCGCCGCGACGCGGACCATCCGCGCGCGCCGGCGGAAGAACTGGTGGCTCTACCGCGAGGAGCGCGCAAACGGCAAGGGCGAGACGTAGGCCGTGCCGCAGCACGCGTGCCCGTCCTGCGGGCACCGAGGCGCCCACGAGCGGCTCGACTACGGGTGGGTCGTCTGCGGCCTGTGCTGGATCGCCTACCGGATCGGCGACACCGGGAAGGTCGTCGCGTGGGCGCCCACGAACAAGTCGCACCCGGCACTGAGGAGCAGACGATGAACGTCACGCGCCGCGCCCTGCTCGCTACGCTGATCGGCGTAACCGTTACGCCGAAGGGCGTAACGGCCGACGGCGGCGTCCACGTGGTCGGGCATCTCGGCGGCGCCGACGCCGAGGGCGGCTATTTCGAGCTGGTCAACGCCGAGGACGTCGGCGCGAAGGACCTGATTCTCGCGACTCCGATCCGCAGCCCGCTCTACCCGAACCTGAAGGCGCTCGTCGGGAAGAAGGTGCAGGTCAGCGTCTTCGAGCCGTGAAGGTCGCGCGAGCGTGCGTCCATTGCGGGCGCGTCACGAGCCGGCGACATCGACTTACCTGCCAGCCATGCAGGTATGCGCGTGCGGTCCGGGCGCGCGCGCAGCGATGGACGGACGGCGTCAGGAAGGCGTGTCGGGAGTGCGGGAAGCCTGTGCCGAGATACATCTGGGTCGGCCAGGGGCTGTCGTTCTGCCGTAAATGCCGCAAGGCGCGGCCCGGCATGGCGCGGTACTACGCGAGCGCAAAAAACCGCGCGCGCGATAAGCGGTACCGCGACAAGCCGCTAACGCGGGAGCATCATAGATGGCGAAGTCGGAGCTACAGGCGCCGGCTAAGAATCTCTGCTTCGAGGATCTGATCCAGTCGACGACGTCCTATATGGACAAGCTCGCGGCGTCGATGCCGCGCAACGAGCACCGCATGACGAGCGGGATGCTCTACGGCGAGCAGGCGAAGTACGTCGCCTGGGATTTGCCGGCGAAGAAGTTCGACCACGTCGAGCTGCTGCAGGTGACGGACGTTCAGTTCGGCCACGTGCACTGCAAGTACGACCGCGTCATCGAGTACCGCGACTGGATCCTGAAGGAGCCGAACCGGTTCATGCTCTGGACCGGCGACAACGTCGACGCCTGGGCTATGTGGTCGCCCGGCCGCGCGTTCGACCAGATCGCGGACCCGCAAAGCCAGGTGTTCAAGTTCTGCGAGGTCTGGGCGCCGGCACGGCACCGCATCCTCGGCTACGTCGGCGGCAACCACGAGCGGCGCGCGATCCCCGGCTTCGGCGACCTCGGTATCCTGATCGCGACGCTGCTGAAGGTGCCCTACTCGAACGGGCGGCAGTTCGTCGACATCCGGTTCGGGAAGCACCAGCCATTCAAGGTCGCGCTCTGGCACGGCGTCGGCGCGTCGCGGTCGAAGGGGGCGGTTACGAACGTGCTGCACCGGTTCATGGGCCAGGGCGACGCGCAGCTCTACCTGATGGGCCACCTGCACCAGGCCGTGCTGCTGCCGGACTGGAAGGAGATCCGCGACACTGACCGGCAGCGCGTCAAGCTGCAGAAGACCATCGGCGCGATCGGCACGAGCTTCCTCGAGACGTGGGGCACCTACGGCGAGGTCGCCGGCTACGCCGGGTCTGACGTGATGATGGCGCGCGCGGTCCTCGAGGCCGACGGGAAGTGGGAACTCACCCTGCGGTGAGGCGCTGCTGGCTCTGCTTCGGCATCGGCGTCTACGCGTCGAAGTGGCGGGCGGTGACGATCGGGCCGTGCTGGTGGTGCCGGCCGTGGAGGATCTGGTGAACCGTTGCGAGGCCTGCGGCCGGGACATGGGCGGCGAGGAGCGCGTCTGCATTTACTGCGGGCACTGGCACGAGTGAGTCAGGTCACGGCGCCTCCGGACGTCCTGCGCTGGTCGTCACGATCCGGCGACCACGGCGACTGCGTCGTCGCCGCGCTGGAACTGGCCTGCGGCGTCAGCTATGAGACGGCGCTCGCGGCGTCGGTGCGCGTCTGCCCGAACATTCTGAGCGAGGGCATGTGGCTGACCGAGGTACCGAAGGCCGCGAAGCTGCTCGGCTACCGCGTGCGGAAGCAGCGCGCCGGGACGTTTGATCTCGACGAGTCGACCGGCATTCTGCACGTCTACCAGTCGCACCGGCCAATACGCGAGACGAGCCACGTCGTCTATCTCTGGGGCGGACGCGTCGTCGAGCCGAAGGCCGATCGGCGCCAGCTGTGGCTCGACGCCGGGCAGTTCCTGAAGCACTACGGCTACCGCGCCGGTGCGCTGCTGACGCTTCACGGCAAGGACGACAAGGAGGACTGGTACGCATGAGCACGCTCGTAATCGGGTTCACCGGCAAGGCGCGGCACGGCAAGGATCTCGCGTGCGAGCTGATCGCCAGCATTGCGCCAGGCGCGAGGCGCTACGCGTTCTCGGACGGCGTCGCCGCCTACGCGCGGGCGCTCGGCCTCATGACGGCGCGCGATCCGGTCATTCTGCAGCGCGTCGGCACCGAGATCCGCGGGCGAAACCTGACGGCCTGGATCGACGTCGTGCGCGGCGCGATCGCCGACCACGCTGCGCCGGTCGCGCTCGTCAGCGGCGTCCGCTACGCGAACGAGGCCGAGATGGTCCGGTCGATGGGCGGCTACATTATTCGCGTCGTGCGGACCGAGGCCGACGGCTCGCCGTTCCTGTGCGGCGACCGCGACCCGCACCACGGCAGCGAGACGGCAATGGACGGCATCGCGCCGGACTACACCGTCGACAACGTCAGCGGCCAGCTCGGCGCGTTCCGCGACGCCGTGCTGCGCACCTACCGCGACATCGTCAACCGCCACAACGAGGACGGGGCATGAACATAAAGACGGCGCCGAACGTTCCAGAGACCGAGTTCAGCGAGAAGTTCGCGCAAGGCATGGCCGACCGCATGACCGTGAGCTTCTGCAAATACGGCGCGGTCGCGGACGCGTATCCGCATCGCGTCGACGCGATCGCTAGCCTCAAGAAGCGGCTCGAGAAATACGAGCGCGACGGGAATACCGAGTGGCTCATGGATGTCGCGAACTTCGCGATGATCGAGTTCATGCGCCCGCGCCACCCGGACGCGCACTACAAGCCGACAGACAGCAAGGCGTCTCCTGGCAGGCAGTGGGTCGGCGAGGTCAACGCTAGCCAGCGCGGCAACAGGCCCGAAACCTGGACCGACTGACGTGAGCATCTTCGGCTGGATCGGCAACGCGTTCATCGTCGGCGGCTTGTGGGGCATCGGCAACAAGTGGCGGCGCGCGTTCCTGCTGAGCGTCGTCGGCGAGTCGTGCTGGCTCGTCGCGTCGTGGCAGCGCGCGCAATGGGACCTGTTCGTCATCTGCATCGTGTTCGCGGCGCTCGCCGCGCGGAGCTACGCCAAGTGGGGCCAGGAGGCAGCGTGAGAGACATGAAGGTCGTCTACGTCGCTGGACCGTTCAGGGCGAAGTCGCAATACATGGAAGGCCAGCAGGACTGCTGGGAGATCCAGAAGAACGTCATG